GGCCCGTCTGAGGTCGGCCCCGCTGAGGTTGGCCCCGCTGAGGTCGGCCCAGCTGAGGTTGGCCCGTCTGAGGTCGGCCCCGCTGAGGTTGGCCCGTCTGAGGTCGGCCCCGCTGAGGTTGGCCCCGCTGAGGTTGGCTTCGCTGAGGTTGGCCCCGCTGAGGTCGGCCCCGCTGAGGTTGGCTTCGCTGAGGTTGGCTCGTCTGAGGTCGGCCCAGCTGAGGTTGGCGCGTTGCCCGGTGCCGGAATCAGCCAGCGACTGGGCGTGAGCGGCCAAGATGGCCGGCAGGTTGAGGGTTGGGGATTCAGCCATGAGATTTGTGGGGGTGGGGGTAAAAGGTCAGGGACTTGCAGGCGCCGCGCTTACAGCTGCTCCTCGGGATGACTCCTGGCACCAGCAGCTGACCTCGATGGGTCCATGTTCGTGGGAGAGGCCGTAGGAGCCCACCGCCTGGGCCAGGCAGTGGTCGGCATCACCTAGGAGCGCGGATAATCGGCCAGAGTGGGCCGGCCATGTCCCGGGGGTGGTTGTTAGGGCTGGCTGCTGCAGGCTTCTACGCGAAGCTCCAGGAACAGCGCTTCCCACGTGGTCACGTGGGGGCCGTTGGTGATTCGGTTGTAGGCCGCGGCTTCCTGGTGGGCGATGAAGACGGGGAAAGTAAGTGCTAGACCAAAGAAGAGAATTGCGCCGGCAATCTGCAGGTAAAGCTGAGTTTCACGTTCTTTCTTAAGAGCCTTAATTTTTGCTTTAGCTCCCTGGAACGTTGATGGTGATTCAGGCATGGGATTTGTGGGGTGGGGCGGAGTGGTTGGTAAACCGACTTTGGCTGGTAGGTGATGGCAATGTGCGGGGGTAAAGGCTGCACCTCATCCGTGGCCACCGGGGGAGCCTCGGGGGTGGGGATCGGGCGCTTCTCCAGCGCTTCCAGGCGCTCCAGGATGTGCAACGTCAACTGCGCGTCAGGCTGGCCGCAGCTTGCGGCGAGGCGCAGCCAGGCCAGGGTTTCGGGGGGCAATAGCTTGATCATGGCTGCACCTCAGGCTCCGGCGGGCCGAAGGGGTGATTCGGTAGTCACGGAAGCAACCGCAAAAGTACGAGCGCCAATGCCAACCAGCCTGCCAATAACAGCAGAAATACAGTCATTTAATCCCCTCGCGATAAAGGCGCCGCAGCTCCACGGCGATGGGGTGGCTCCATGCCAGGCCGGAGCGCTGCAGCATGACGGCCGCTTCGGCCGCCACTTGCTCGGCATGACCTAGGGGGCGAGGGATGGGCCTGGGTTCAGGTCTGGGGGGTGGTGACGCTACGGGTGCCATCGGGTCGCTGGTTGTGGGATGGGATAAGGATAGCCTATCTGGTGGGGGTCTGGATAGGGGTTCGCTCAGCCAATATCCGCGCCACCTCCCTGGCGTAGACCATCCGGCCAAACCGGACCTGCAACAGCAGGCTGAGCGTGTAGGGGTGCATACCGGGAAGCTCGCGGGCGATGGCGGTCACCATCTCGGCAGCCGTGGGGGCGGTCACGGCTGGCCCTTCTTGACCGCGAAGGCTTCCTCCAGGATTCGATGGACCCCGATCGCATCACCCCAGTGGGTTCGGCCGCCGTTGGCGAGGCCGTGCATCGCCTCGCAGATGCGGTAGTACGCCGGGATCAGATCCCACAGCATCCGCGCCATCACGTTGGCCCGCTCGATCTCCTGCTGCTCCAGCAGCTCGCGCCAGACCTGCCGCGCCAGCTCCAGATCAGTGCGGAAGGCCTGCACCAGGGGCAGGAGCGCCTGGGCCTCCTCAGCCATGCCGCTGCCGATCGCGTCATAGGCCTTCTGGTAACGGCTGAGCACCGCCAAGTGGCTGTCGGCTTCGGCAGCGATGGCCTCAGCGCCCAGAACCTCGGGGGTGATGGCCCTGGCGGTGCTTGCCACCGGTGTTGCCTTTGGGGCCCGCGGGGCTGGCGGGGTCTCTGGTGCCTGCCGCCTTGGCGGGCCTTTCCTGCCCTTGGCGCGGTCGTAGGCCAGGGCACGGGCTTTCCAGTTGAAGCGGGTGGCGGTTTGCTGAACCGCCTGCTGGGAAACCCCAAGGATTTTTGCAAGGGCCTTGACGGATCTGTTGGCCCCCATCTCCAGGTATTGCACAAACCTGTCGTAGGCCTCGGCGGTTTCGGCTCCGCCCTTGCATCCCTGCCCTTGGTCCCAAGCTGCTGCCAAGGGACAACCCCTGTCGTGATCCTGATTCTAGGCGCCCCCTACAAGGCGATGGTACAAGGTGGGGTACAAGGTCAGAACAAGTCCGGCCTCTCGCCCGTGTCCAGACCCAGGCGAGAGCAGGTAGGGTGTTCCGTACCGGAGGCCCTGCAGCAGAAAGGCCCGACCTTTCGGCCGAGCCTCCCTTGACCACCATCCCCGATGCTTGCCCGGCGGAAGGGACGGTGATCAGTCATCTCTACCCCATGATTCTACATGACAACCGAGTACATCGGGCAGAAGCCGACATTTACGGCGCTACCCAACTGGCTGAGGGGCCAGGCGACGCCGCTGGAGCTGGCGATCCTCTGGTGCCTTCAGAGCCACTGGCCAAACATCCACCCATCAATGACCCTGCTGGCCCAAGAGGCTTGCATGTCCAAGCGGTCGGTCAGCGGTGTCTTGGCGGGCATGGAGCGCAAGGGCTGGCTGGTTCGTGAGCACGCCTTTGCGGAAGGTGGAAGGAAGGCCGCAAACCGGTATCGGCTGACGATCTGGGATGTTTCGTGGGCCCTTGTTGATAGGGCAGGAGGTGCCCTAGGGCAGGAGGTGCCCTATCTAGCTAGGGCAGGAGGTGCCCTAGGGATAGGGCAGGAGGTGCATGGGGATAGGGCAGGAGGTGCCCATAAAGAAGATCAAGAGAAGAAGAACAAGAAGAAGAAAACCTATGAACCCCCCTTACCCCCCACTGCGCGGGGGGAGCGCCGGCCCGAGGCCGTCGCCGCTCGCCCGTGTCGCGATCGGGATGGGTTCCTGGTTTTGGATCCCGAGCCGCAACCCCTTGTCGCCGTGCAGCCGCAGCCGCAGCAGAGGCCACAGCCCAAGCCGCTGCCCGAACCACTGCCCGAGCCGGCGCCAGATCCTGAGGCGGTTCCCCCGGTCAAGCCGCAGGCTCGGAAGCGGGAGGCTGGGTTCAAGCCGGCCCAGGAGGATGTTCCGGCGGCGCTGCTGCCGGTGGTTCGCGAACTGCTGGCGTTCTGGCCAGCGCGAAACCCGAAGGGCAGGCGGACGCAAGGGGCGTGGGATCGGATGCTGGCCAACGCCCGGAAGATCCAGGACCACCCGCAGGGCGGCACTGAGATCCTGCGGCAGCAGTTGGAGGAGGGAACCGAGGCGCGTGTGTCGGGCCCTGGCTGGTTGGGCTTGGACTTTGGCCGCTGGCAGCAGTACGGCACCAAAGCCACCACGCCGGTGATGGGCAGCGGCTTCCGAGGCCGCCTGACGCCTGAGGAGTCCGCGGCCGAGGCCATTGCCTACATCCGCGCCCGTGATGCCAAGGCAGCCGCCGCCGCGGCAGCGACCACCACGCAACAGGCCGTGCTGGTGGAGGTGCTCGCGTGATCACTCTCGAAGAATTTCAAGCCGCCATCACGAGCCTGCTGCAGCTCCTGCCGATGCAGCGGCCCCTGACCCCGGCGGCCCTGGTGTTGGCCTGGGACACGTTCCCGGCCAGCGCAAAGCGGGATCTCACCGGCGAGGTGCTGCGGTTCTGCGTGGGTCAGCGGCTGATGGATCCGGCGCCGCCGAAGGAGTTGGCGCCCCACCTGGCCCTGCTGCGCTACGCCTACCCACTGGAGAACGACCGGCCGGCGACTGAGCGCCGGTTGCGGGCTGATCTGGCCGAGCGCATGGCGGCACCTGATCACTTTCACGAGCCGGCACCGGTGCGGCATGAACAGGTCCCGCCTCCAGGGCGGCTGAGGCTCCCGGGTGGCGATCGGCCGTGGCACCCCAGTAAGCTGAGCCCCGAGGAGTCCCAGGCCCACGTTGAGCAGGTCGCCGAAGAGATGCAGCGCATCTGGGCCGGTGGCATGGATGGCCGCACCTGGGGGCCGCGGGAGATGGCGTGGGGCTTCTTTTCGTTTGGCAAAGCGCTGCAAGGATTCTGGCCGCTGAAAGCCGATACCCCAGCCAGCGCCTGGATTTTGCGCAACCCCAAGCAAGCTGCCGAGATGCTGGGGCAGGCCAGGGCGGGTCTACTGCAAGCCACGCCGGCGGTTGACGTGGTGCCCATCGGCGCCGTCGTCCGGGGTCTTCGGGCTGGCCAAGGGGTGAATCCATGGCGGTGACCACGCAAGACGGCTGGCTGGTGGGCGATGCGGTGCCAGAGCCTGCCGATGGGCTCTATTGGCACCCCGACCGCGGCGCCAAGGTGCTGATGCCTGCCCGCGGGATCGTGGCGGCGGCCTTTCCCTCCAAGCCTGGGGCGCCGGAGCGGTGCCGGTTGTGCCGGGCCGCGATTGCCAGCCACGCCCGGAGCCTGTGGGGCCCGGCTGCTACCGGAACGGCATGGGCGCCAACCTCCACGAGCTTCAACCAGGCCCGCCCGGCGGTGGAGGCCCTACTGAGCCACGCCTTCTGGCAGCGGATCGAGGTGGTGGGCTCCCTGTTGCACCTGGCGGTGCTGTGGCGGGAGGCGGCCACCACCGTGGATCTTGCGGTGCGGTTCGAGGATGGCGGTCTGGGCGTGCTGGCGATCTGGAGCGGCCCGGACGATCGGATCCACCCGATGGCGCCATGGGCGGAGCTGGGGGCCGCGGTGGCAGCGCTGGCGGATTCGGGGATTCCGCTGGCCAAGGCGGTGGTGGTGTGGGTCGGCGGCGATGGCGCCGTGAAGGTGGAGGCCAAGCCGGCGGATGACGCGCTGGGCGCCTGGGTTGACGCGGTGGACCTGGAGCGGGCCATGCGGGGATATTCAGCGGGGGTTCCCAATGTCAACCCCTAGCCCCTATCAGGATCGCCATCTGCGGCGGGCTGGATCGGCTGCAGCGGGCTTCCAGGTCTCCCCCGGTGTGGATGGCGCGGAACAGGGGCAGGAGGCCCCTGTAGCGGCTCTGGGGGCGGTGACCTTTCGGGTGGAGGGGATGGCGCCGGCTCCGCAGGGGTCGAAAACCTCCTTCGGGAACGGTCGGATGCGGGAATCGTGCGTCAACGTCAAGCCCTGGCGCCTGCTCGTGGCGCATGCCGCCATCGCCGCCAAGGTGCCCTTGTTCCAGGGCCCCGTGCGCATGGCGGTGGTGTTCCTGTTCCAGCGACCCGCCAACCACTACCGCCGGGACGGCACCCTGAAGCCCCTGAATCCATCGCTGGCCAGCGCAACCAGCCGCGAAGCCCCGGCCTATCACTGCGTCCCCCCAGACCGAGACAAGATCCTGCGTTCAACCCAGGATGCCCTGAGCCGCCTGGCCTACGAAGACGACGCCAGGGTTGTTGGAGGCGACCCCGAAAAGCGCTGGTGTGTTGGTGATGAACGACCAGGGGCGCTGATCACGGTGATTCCGTTAAGCAAGTACAACAACCCGCCCACCTGAGCACGGTTTCCCCACCCTTGCCCGTGAATGGCTACCTCTATAACTGAGGAGTAGCAACCAGCGAGGCTATGCCAATTCACAATCAGCCCGTTCCAACACGGGTAACCATCACGGTTCCGTTTCACGTTTACGCGGCTTTGCGCGATCGAGCCGATTACGAGGGACGCAGCACCAGCAATCTGGGCGCGTACCTCTTGGAGCAAGCCCTGGTCGAGCCCATAAAAAAGCCGGCGCAAGGCCGGCAGGAGGGTTGGCACCGCTGAAGGGCAGCGCCGATCAGGCCGCCATGGGGAGGTCTCCCTCGCCGGCCTCTTCATCATCTTCGCCGTCATCATCGCCGAGGTCGATTGCGCCGATGATCTGAGCCCCGCAGTTGAGGCGTTCCAGGGCCGCCACAATGAGCGGTTCGCCGCCGATCTCTTCAGTGTCAAGCCCATCGGTGAGGTCGGCGGCGATTTCCTCAATGCAACACAGGGCCAACTCCAGGAAATCGGCACAACTGAACCCCATCTCAGCGGCGTCCGCCAAGATCGCGGCGATATTTTCAGACGGGCCTTCGGCCAGCTCGTCTTGATCAGGGTTTGCGGTCAGGTCGCAGGACATGGTCACGGTTTGGATGCTGGTCAGCTCCATTATGCCTGTCCAGATCCAAATGGGCCATTGCCAATCAGCCCATTCATGCCCTAATGTTGTTGTGTGGTGATGGCCCATTGGTCAGCCGCACAGCAAACCCGCCCCGGCGGGGCCCTGAGACGGCCCCGGAGCGCAACCACCTCAACCACCATGACGACCGCCTGTTTCGCGGCATGGGCCCTGGCCCTGCTGCTGCTCCCTGTCCTCCTGCTCTCATGGCTCCTGGAGACTCCGCGTGATCGCGCTCGCCGGTGGCACCGCGCCGGGGTTTCCCGGCGAGCCATCGCCAGGCGGCTGGGATGTTCTCGCTACCGGGTGGGGCTGCTGCTGGCCTAGCGCTCCGCCATCCCGTCGCTGATCCGCCGCAACCCTTCCACGCATCCAGCAGGGGCCGCACACTGCGGGATCGCTTGCGGATGCGCCGGTGGAGATCGAACTGGATCTATGGCCCCTCGTGGCGCCCCTGGTGCCGTTGCTGGAAGAGCTGGAGCGGATTGAGGCCATGGCGGCTGGCGAAGACGACCCCAAAGACCCGTCTGCGATTGCATATCACCCCAGTGCGGACTAGGATTGGTATTGCTTGTGCAATCTGATTCCGCAATGACAGCAACCTCAACAGCGCCCGCCACCCCTCTCGCCGGCGCCGATCTCCTGGCCAAGGTGAAGGAGCTTGGCGATGCCTCCAAGAACGATCTGGTCCGTGGCTGCGGCTACGTCAGCACCAAGAAGGACGGCACGGAGCGCTTGAACTTCACCGCCTTCTACGAGGCCCTGCTGGGGGCTAAGGGCACCACCTTCGGCGCCGGCGGCAGCAGTGACGGCAAGGGCAAGCCTGGCCGCAAGCTGAGTTTCAACACCAAGGTGCAGTTCAATGGCAACCTGATGGTGGGCCACGCCTACACCGCCCTGCTCGACCTCAAGCCCGGCGACGAGTTTGAGATCAAGCTCAGCCGCAAGGGAATCCGGCTGGTGCCGGCCGGAACCGCTGAGGCCACAGGTGAAGCCGACGACTGAGCCCTGTTGAGACAAGGGCTGCAAGAGGGGGTTTTGCTCCCCTCTTGCCCAGTCTTGTAAGGTGTGCCTGGCGGTTCGCCGCCCAGAAAGCCCTACGGTTTCCTCGCTGGTTGTCCGTGGGGCTTTCTGCTGTCAAATTGCAGCAAAATCAAACAACCCAACCTTCTGGGATTGATAGTGCATACCTGGACAAAGAAGGCCCATGGCTCGCTCTGATTACGCTGGTTCTGAACACGGTCTTGACAGGCTGGCGGGTGGCACGCAGGTTTTCTCCAAGGCCATGCGGATGCTGCTTGCCCGGAACAACCTCACCCATGAGCAACTCGTCAAATTGAGCCAGTGGTGCAACCCGTGGGGGACGACATGGCTAAGCACGTCCCAGATTTCGTACCTCCGCACCGGCACACTGAAAAAAGCTGGCCCCGCAACCTTGGACGCCCTCGGGCAGGTCAATCTGAGGGTGGCCCAGGCCGCTGGTGCCAGCAGCGCGGCGATCGATGAGCTGCCTGATTTTGGTCCGATGCCCGCCCAAAATCTCGGACTGCCCGAAGAACCCTTCTACCTGCGCCATCCGATCAGCCACGATCCCCTTGACGCAGGCGGCCTTTACATGGTGTGGATCGGTCGGCTCGTGCCTGAGTCGCTGGAGGGGGATGGCCACATCAGCGACATGGAGGCCAGGCGCCTTTCAGCAAACCTCAGCCGCATCGTTCAGGCATGGGCCAGGGATCGGCGGTTGACGATCGCCCAGGCGCTGGAGCAGGCCCTCACTGCCTACGGAGTGGTTGACGAGTCCAGGCGACAGCGGCTGCGATCGGTGGTGGTTGGCTTTGAGGTGTTCGCCGGTGCAGAGCTGAGCGATGAGCTCCCGGCGCTGGGGGCGATGCTCGGCGCCTTGGATGAGAGCGACCCCATCGGCGTCGGTGACGTGCGTGAGCGCCTTTATCGGCTCCCGCGTGACTGATAGCGGGCCAGCCAGTCCTCCATCCGTTCGTTGAGGCTGGCGCACCGTGCCGCCGCCGACTGCCCCCCGCGGGGGGCATGGATCACGCGGCCATCGGGCAGGGCCACGTCCAGCTCCACCATGGGGCCAAGGCAATGAGCCAGCGCCCGAAGGCGGGCCTCCACAATTCGGCCTTCAGACTCGCTGCTGATCTGGATGTGCATGGGGAGATGCCTGAAGCCCGTGGGTCAAAGCAGGCCGCAGCCTGTCCAGATCAGGGTAGTGCAGACCAATATGTCGCAATGTTGCAATAGGTACCCCATTGCGGCCCAAATCCAGATAGGCTGGGCGAGCCCGAAAGGGCCCACAACCAGCGAGTTCTTATGACCAGTTCCATGGTGCGCCGCAATGGCACCGGCCCGATGCAGCGCCAGCAATCCGCAGGCAGGCCAGCTCCTGCAAGCGATCAGATTACCACGATTGATGATCTGCTGAAAAAGCACGGGCCTGAAATTGCCCTTGCCCTGCCGCAGCACGTCACCCCTGAAAGACTGCTTCGCATCGCCCTCTCCGAGGTGCGCCGCAATCCACGCCTGGCGCAATGTAATGCGGCCAGCTTGCTTGGCGCCATCTTCACGTGTGCCCAGCTTGGCCTGGAGCCCGGCGGCGCCCTCGGCCACTGCTTTTTGATCCCCTACCGAGATGAGTGCCAATTCCAAATCGGCTACAAAGGCATGATCGAATTGGCCCGGCGCTCGGGTCAGATTCGAGCCTTGTCGGCTCGCCGTGTTTACGAAAACGATCATTTTGAATACACCTATGGTCTGCACGAAGACATTGTGCATAAACCAGCTAGAGGTGAGCGCGGCGAGCTAACCCACGTCTACGCCGTTGCAAGGTTTGCTGATGGCGGCGAGCAATTCGAGGTGATGGACCGCTACGAACTGGAGGAGATCCGCGACGGCAGCCAAGGGTATCAAACCGCAATCAAGTACAACAAGAAGGACACCCCTTGGATTTCATCGTTTGATGAAATGTGCCGCAAAACGGTGATCCGCCGGATGTTTAAGTATCTGCCCGTCTCGATCGAACTGGTCAAGGCGGCCAGCCTTGATGAACGGGCCGATCGGGGCCAGCGGCAAGAAACCGACATTGATCACCTCCTGCTCCCGGCCGAAGCGCCCGAAGCGCCCGAAGCGCCCCCGGCGATTGCGGCTGCAACGGCCCCTGTCGCGACACTGACCGAACAGCAGCAGCAGCAGATCCTGACCGCCCTGGAGCGGCAGTTGACCCCGATCGGCCGCGCCGCCTATCTGGCCGATGCCTGTCGCGCCTTCGGTGCCGAGGCCCTGGCGGCGATCCCTGCGGAGCATCACAGCGCACTGATGCAGTCGCTCGCCAACGCAGGCAGCCGCGAACGCTGGAACCGCGGCTGTGGGCACGTGGACGGCGAGCCCCTGCTGACCGCCGAGCAGATCGCGGAGCTCACCCCGGACGCAGCAGAGCCCGCGCCAGCCCAGCCAGCCGCACCCACGCCACGCGCCAAGCCAGTCGCAAGCGCCGCAGCACCGGCCCCCGAAGCACCGGCACAACCCGAGCCCGAAGAGGGCGACGACCAAAGCGACGACAAGGCCCTGCAAAAGGAGCTGATGTGACCAACCCAATCCTCACCATCGAACTGGCCCTACCCGAAGCCGAAATCCTCAAACAGGCCAACGGTTCCGTGCCCGACGCGCTGCGGGTAGCCGCTTCCTACGGCTACTTCCTGGCCTGCCGCGATCTGGAACACGTCACGCTTGACGCTCCGGCCGCTCCCGCTGAGGTCGCGCCATGATCACCCTGATCGCCATCACGGCCTTCATCTCTGGCGCCGTAGTGGGCCGCCTACGGGCCCTGAAGGCCAGTCAGCGGGCCCTGCTCAATGCCCACCAAGCAGGCCTCTACAAGGGCCGGGATGAGCAGGCCCGGAAGATCAAGGCGCTGCAGCATCGGGTGATCCACCTGGAGGCTCACGCCCGGCGCTTGCCCGTTGCCCGCGGCGGGGTGTGGGGACAATGACCCGCTTCCACCTTCTGGGCCTGCTCCTGACTCCTGTGATTGCCTTGCCGTGCATCTGGCACGGCCAACTGACGGTCAACCCTGCTGCTCGGCTGCTGCTGGTTCCCGAGGCTGCTTTGCAGTCCCTGCGCCAATGACAGCCCCCACCCCGATCACCGTGGCCTCGCTGGCGGAGCTGCTCAGCCAGTGGCCTCACCATGGCGCCACCGGAGCGCCGACGACCGTGCTGCTGGGGGATCGATTCCCTGATGCAGCCCTCGGCCCGCTGCCTGCGGTGTCGGCCGGGGCGATCGAGCTGGACGACGGGGGGCATCAGCATCTGGTGCTCTTTCCCGAGGCAGTGCTGGTGCCCACTGGCTCTGCTGCAGTCAACGCCGACGCCTTGGATCTGGCCATGGCAGCGCTGTCCTATCAGCTCACCACGCCCCTGCACCTTTACGACCCTTATAGGGCAAACGAATTGGCGGCTAGAGCTGTTGCGGCGATTGACACAATCAAGCGCTTGGAGCGGCGCCTTTCGTTATGATCAACCCATGTCCTGACCGGGACAAACAACCAGCGAAACTTCCCATGACGTTCACCATCCCTGCGGCGCAGCCGCAACCGCGCCCCATGGCGCTTGATCTCCTCGATGAGCTGGATCTGATCAGCAGCCAGGCCGAAGAGGTGGCCACCGCCCTGCGTGGCCTTGCCCTGAGCCCCTCCGTACTGGAGGAGCTGCAGCCGGGCGCCGGGGCCACGGCGCAGCGCATCACCTGCCGCCTAGAGACGGCAGCCGAAGCCGCTCGGGGGCTCGGATGAGCGACCTGCTGATTCGCGACGAGGACGATTGGTTCATCACTGATCACGACGACCCCGAAAGCGAACCCGACGACGACAACGACCACCCCAGCCTTACCGCTGCCGAACGCAATCCATCGATGCTGCCATGACTGCGACCATCACCGCCCCTGTCCAGACCCCCAGCCCCGTCCCGATCGGCGAGGCTCTGCTGAGCCCTCAAACTGCCTGGGAGGAGGCCTGGGGCCACAAGCTCACTGGTGCGCCCCAGGTGTTCAGCGGGCTTCCCCGCGAGGCCTACGACGCCCTGCCCGGCTGGAACGCCAGCCTGCTGAAAGTCGTCCTGTCCAAGAGCCCGGCCCACGCCTGGAGCGAGTTCATCAACCCCGATCGGGAAATCACCGAGGATGCCGGCCAATTCCTGATCGGCAACCTGTTCCACTGCCGCCTGTTGGAGCCCGAGCTCTTTGATCAGCGCTATCTGGTGCTCCCCGCGGATGCCCCGAAGCGGCCCACGGTGAAGCAACTGGAGGGGCCCAAGCCAAAGAAGGACGGCACCTACAACACCGAGACGACCGCCTACGCCAACTGGCAGGACGCCATGGTGCGGGCGGCCTGGTGGAGAGCCTTTGAGGCGGAGCACCCCGGCGCCGGCACCGCCCAGGACGTCAGCGACAAGGATCTAGGCCTCGGCGATGCCCTCGCGGGCGCCGTGCTTGCTCACCCGGTCCTGGGGCCCCGCTTTGACGACACCCCCCAGAACCGCGCCGGCAATGAGCTCACCCTCACATGGGTTGATCCGCTCACCGGTGCCCGCTGCAAGGCCCGCCTTGATGCGGTGCGCTTCCTCGGGGATCGCCTCTGGATCGGTGACCTGAAATCCGCCATGGACGCAGGCCCTGGCCCCGATCACTTCGGCCGCGCTGCTGCGAACTTCGACTACTGCCTGTCGGCTGCCTGGTATCGCGATGCGGCTCAGGTTTGCCGGGCAGGGATTGAGGAGCTGCTGGGGCTCCCCGAGGGGGCTCTGATCCTGGCCCCCAACGGCTACGAGTTCGAGTTCGTCGCGGTGGAGAAAGCCCACCCGCGGCCCGAGTTCATCGGCCGTTACATCCTCAGCGACGAGCAGGCCGAGCTGGGCCGGCGCATGGCCCGCCGGGCGCTGGAGACAGCGGTGCAGGCCGAGGCCTCGGGTTGGTGGCCCGGCTACGACAGTGCCGCCACGGTGCTGGAGCTTCCCGGCTACGCCTACCAACGGATGGAGCGACTGGCGGGGGTGGAGGCGTGAGTACTAAATATGAAGTTAACAAATGGGGAAAGGCAAGGATCACTGCAGTAGTGTGCATTAAGGAAACACCAAAGCAGGTGTGGATCGAGCGCACTGACTACAAGGGCCGCAAGGATGTTTCACGGAGATCCAAAGAAAACACTATCTTTGATACATGGAAGGAAGCGCATAACTTCCTTTTAATTCAGGCAAATACGGCACTCCAAGGCGCAAAGATAACATTAGAGAACAGAGAAAACGATTTGGCTTTGGTTGAAGCGATGACGGAGCCTGCAGCGGAGAATCAACTATGAGCACCCATCACGAAGAGTTCCCAGAACTGACACAACAGACCCAAGCCTCGTATCGAGCTGGCTGCCAAGCGGGTCCATTCTCTCCAACCCTACCAACAAACACTGATCGCCGGTATCTCGCCGCATTCCTGCGGGAAGCGATAGTGCAGGCAACGGAACATGGGTGCATTCTTTGCGTGAACAACCTGCTTGCCATCGCCGACAACCTCCACAGCCCCCCGCCGCTCCCGCCAACCCTGGCTCAAGCTCGGGAGGCTGATCTAGACACGCCAGCGGGCAGGGACGTGGTTCGCGACTTCCTGGCGACGCTGGGGGAGGGGGTGCAGGCATGAGCACCACCACAGCAACAAAGGAGCAGCCAATCTTGTTCAAAGCTGAGATGGTCCGCGCCATCTTAAATGGCAGCAAAACGCAGACTCGGCGGGTGGTGGAGCCACAGCCGGATGAAGATGGCTTAGCCAAGCTCATCTCAACGGGCGAATGGCATGACACCAATGCTCGCACATGGAAATGTTTCTACGGCGAGCCTGGCGACCGGCTTTGGGTTTGGGAAAGATGGAACGGCAGCGCCGAGACTGGAATCTGCTACCAAGCCACAGAGCCCGATATGGACGGCGCCCCCTGGCGCACTTCAATTTTCATGCCCCGCTGGGCCAGCCGCATCACCCTGGAGATCACTGCCGTTCGCGTGGAGCTGCTGCAAAGCATCAGCGAAGCGGATGCAAGGGCCGAAGGGGTCAGGCTCTCCTGGCGGGCCGTGTCGCCATCCAAGGCTCAAAGCTTTTGGTGGGACTATTTAAGATCAGAGCCCAGTTGCCCGTGGGCGCGAGAAAGTTTTGGGACGCTCTGGCAATCAATCAACGGCCACGGATCATGGGACGCCAACCCGTGGGTTTGGGTTGTGGAGTTTCGGAGGGTGCAGCCATGAACCACCCCACCCTCCGCACCCTGGCCCGCCTGCTGGCCCCGTGGCGCACCATCCGGCGGTTGGAAGACGAATTGAACGCAGCGAATAGGCTTTTGGCCGCTTATTGGAGAAATGCAGGGCGCGCCGAAGCTGCCCGCCTCCGTCTTCAGAACTGCCCAACCCACGGCCAGCAACCAACCAACGCCTGGGGGTGCCCCGAGTGCGTGCGCGAGCTGCGGCAGGAGGCCGAGCAGCTGCGGGTGGAGCGGGACGCGGCTCGGGTGCGGCTGCTGGTGATGAACCGCTGCTTTGGGCATACGGACTGCCTCTGGGCCACCCGCGACGGCATGGCAGGCCCGTTGCTGCCGCTGCCGGAGTGGCTGGCCAAGCGGGAGCAGCAGCAGGGTGACCAGGAGGCTCGTTGCTGATGGCCGCCGCTCGCGTGCTGCTGACCATCGCCGAAGCTGCCGAGGCCCTGGCAGTTTCCGATCGCCATATCAAACGCCTCATCCACGAAGCCGACGCCAACCGCAAATCCCGCTGGCGCTGGGGCAGGGAGCTGATCGACTTGGCGCCCGTGGGCAGCACCAGGCGCTGCGTGCGGGTGAATGTTGCGGCGGTGGCGCCGACTCTTTCTGTTACTTAATCATTATTGGCAATGGATAAAAATCTACTAGGGCTGCCGTGTGTCGACTATTACAATTATCTTGTTGACAGACACAAACAGTGTCAGAGCGAGGCAACGCTTAAAGACCTTGAAGATCACAAAAGCGATTGCCAAAGATCAATGTTTAGAGTTGGCGATATTTGGCAGGCTCCACGTTTTTCAAAGTGGAAAGTGACAGAGGTTACTGTTGATGGAATAGCTACATTTGTTCATATCAAAAAGGATATGACGTTTGCCATGAAGTGGGACAGTCCCAGTCTTAAGAGTTGGAAATTGCTTTCACGAAAACCCACCCCCTAGCGCCCGCTCTGCCGCCTCCGCTACCTGGTGCGGCTGGATGTGAGCGCGGTACGTGCGAGCGTGAACTGCCGGAGTGTGACCCATCAATCTCGCCGCAGTGTAAACATCCAGCCGACTACCACCTTCCCGCCATAGCCTGCCGCCAAAAGCATGGCGCAGGGAGTAGGGACGCCAAGGCAGCCCCTGCCGCCGCAGTTCTTTGCTGAGCCACTTGCTCACCGCATCCGGCCGATCAACGCTGCCCCCCAGCCGTGGCCGCAAGCGCCGATCACGCAACCCGAACCGCTCGACCCACTCGCGGGGTAACGGCACCACAGTCCTGAATCCCGTTTTTGTCGCGTCTGCCACCTGGCACAGATCGCGCTCGATCAGCACCGCCCCCTCGATCTCGTGGGGCCGCAGGCCGTAGGTGGCCATCATTCCCCAGTACCACCGCACCGGATCCGGCGCCCCACCGACCCACGCGATGATCTGCTCGTCAGTGGGCACCGCCACCAACTCCGCTTGGCTGTAGGTGGGCAATGGCACCTCCGGGAACGGCACCGCCACCAACTTGGCCAGATGCCGCAGCAGGTAGTAAAGCTCCTTGTATGAGCAGGTGGCCCGGTCGTAGCGCTCCAGTGCCTTGGCCATGCTGGCGGTCGTGCAGGCGCTCCCCTGTGGAACCTGCCGCAGGCGCCCGAGGTAGTTCACCTGCCAGGTTGATTCCCCCGTTCGCCCGAGCACCACCCGCGCCCGGTAGAGCCTGGCGATGGCCTCGCGCCATGTGATCGCCCCTGCTGCCTGATCAAGCCAGTAGGCCCATTCAAAGGTGCCGCCATCCAACTGCCGCTCCAGAGTCTGGAGCTGCTTCGCGGCTGCTCGGCGGTTGATCGGGGTGTCGTCCATCCGCAGAGCGATGCGGGCCTGCTGCAGCCCTGGGGCCCCATCACGCCGCGGCAGCTTGGCCAGCAGGTAGAGCCGCCCGCGCTGGACGTTGATCGAGGCCATGGACGGAATACGACGCGGACGGGGAGCGGGCCTGCAGCCGATGCACGGGCCGTGCATAAGGTACGTCTTTCCAGTCCCTTTCAGTCCCTTCCTGTCACTGTCGGCAAGGGCGCAGCACCGCTCAAACCGCTGTCAGGGCTTGCATTTTGGGCCAAACGGCAGGCCAGGACGGCAAGATACAAATCCTCGTCAATCTCGCGGATGTCGTAGTACAAAGCCTGTCACCACTTGACTTCTTGGCGGTGGTGCATCGGCCGCGCATCACTTGCCCTTGCGGCAAGCCTCAGCCTCTCCCCCCGTCGCCCCGCGGTGGCCCCTCCAGCCCCTCAGGGTCGCGCCTCCGGCCATCCAGTTGGGCCAGCAGGGTTCCGCCGGTGGTGGCCGCCGCCAAGGCCCCGGCGATGGCCGCTTTCCAGGCCTCCTCGCAGTCGCCCCCCTTGCTCTGGCAGTAGATCGCTCCGCCGAAGCCGCCAGCAGCCGCCAGCCCCAGGCACAGGGCCACCGTGCCGCTGATCAGCTCCCGGCAGTTCACTGGGCCTCCAATCGCGTCACACGCCGATCAATACCGTTAAGCGCAGCCTCCACTTTCTCAAGCCGCTGCTCTGCGGCGACCTGGCGACCGAGGATGGCCTTCTGATTCTCAAGGACTAAATCCAGTTGCCTGGGTACGGTTATGCCGATGTAACCAATGCCAGCCACGGCAAGCAAAATCAACCCCGCCGCCACTTGTTGCTCAACCTCAAGCCAGAACGGCGGTTTGCCGGGGGGTTGGTTGCCGCTGGTCATGGGGTGCTGTGCTCTGCCTCAGTTTTCCCGATGCAGCACTTCAGGCGGCATGGCAGGCACCGCTGTCACCAGGTACCAGGCGACTGGGAACAGTGCCAGGTGCCAGGCGGTCATGGCGCAAAGGTCGGGTGAATTGGCTGGGACGATTGCGTTGTTGGTGGCATGTTCACAAGGTTTACGAAAACTGGCTTTAGTTGAGCAGGCTGGCTACCGTTGAGTCACACCCTCCTGAACCCCCCTCGATAGGTCGGCGCTGCCACCGCAGCACCAGTACCGATATGTTGCACCATCCCTCCCACGTATGCGGCAGCCAGCCGACCACCTTGCCAGCTATTTGGATGAATGCCATCGGTCGTGTAGTAGCCAGACTGGGCGGATTGATAGAACGAGCCCAGATCAATCACCTTCACTTTCGCCTCGCTTGGGTTGGCGGCGATATAGCTCGCAACTCCCGCTGTGATTGCTCCGCGCTGCCGTCCAGAAAATGGAACGCAGATAAAAATCCAGGCTGCTGTCGTTGCTCGAACCGCAGTGATCCAGTTGGTGACGACCGACGACGCTATATCGGTAGCCCCGTCGTTGTAGCCATGGATCACGACAACGTAATCATGGGCGGCAAGGCTTCTGGGGACTCCGGGCTTCTTCAGGTTCCAGCCGCTGGGGAGAGCGGGGAACCCGCCAACGCCGCCGACCGTCCAGCCGTCTGCCCCACATCCGGCTTGATCAAACTCTGCATTCAATCCGACGCCGATGTGGTTGGCGTAGGAGGCCGTTGCGGCGTTGACGCCAACCGCCGTCGTGACTCCGGGGGGCGCAGTGACGGCCAGGCCCGCTGTGATTGAATCGCCATAGATGATCGCTCGTTTTGGTCGTGCTGCAGGCGCCGCCAACAGTCCCGTCCCGCCACTTGGCACGAAAGATACGATTTGCAGCTTCTGGGCATCGCCCCATGTGCCGGCCTGGTTATAGTCGTCCCTGGCCTGATAGATCACATTCAGCTCATGCGCCCCTGCGGAAAGGCCGGTAATACTGATTGCCGTCTGCCCTGCGGTCAACTTTGCAATAACAGGGTTGAGGCTGTCCACTTGATACAGCACCCACGGATAGGCGCTTAGTCCTGCTGTTGAGACGTTGATATTGATGGCGGTTCCATCGAATCTCAGCCTCATGTAGCTACCGGGCCAAACAGTTTCGGCCGCTTGTGCTCCTGTGCTGCCGCTCAGCACCCAGTTGGTAGGTGACTTAACGATTGCAGCATTATCGCAATAGATCGTCTGATTGGTTGATGCCGTGACGCTTAGAGACGCTGGGTTCGTCAGGCCACCGTCGTTGGTCGTGGCGATTGTCTTGCTGCCAGCGCTTGCAGCGGTGTAAGTGAACGTCGCGCTTCTGGTGGTATTTGTCAGTGAGACGGAAGAAGGGCTGAACGTTCCGCCTCCAGCTCCAGCAGAAGGCGTGATGACAACGGTGCCAGTGAGAACGCCGGTTCCAAGGGTGGCGGTGAAGTTGGAAGAGGCTTGGCCGACGGTGCAGGTAGATGGTCCGGTCAGCGTGTAGGTCGTTACCGGCGCAGGCGCTGATGCCGTGTACGAAATGCTGGATGGGTTGGTCAGACTGGCATTGTTTGTGACCGAAATGGTTTTCGTGCCAGATGTGGCAGCCGTATAAGTGAAGGTTGCTGTGGCGGTCGAAGATGTCAGGGTGACAGTCGTTGGCGTAAAAGTACCCCCGTCGCCCCCATCAGACGGGGTTACAACAACAGATCCCGATTGCACAGGGTTGTCAGTCCCAATCGTAAAGTTGGTTGACGCCTGGCCAACGGTTCCCGATGTTGGGCCGGTGAGTGTGATGGCAGTCGGCGGAAGGGTGGCTCCGAGGGTGCCAACTTCGCCGTAGGAAACTGCGTCGAAGCTGGAGCCGGTTGTGTCAGTTGCGCCAGCATAATCGTGTATTCCAATTCTACCCCGGGCAGAAGAATGCGTAATAGTTGCGGTTAGCGCGGCAACGCGAGCGCTACTCGTAAAAGTTCCAGCCGATGTTAGCCACAGACTTGAAACCAAATCCTTTACTGATGTTGTAAAAGTAGTGCCGTTGCAGGTTCCGACTACTAAATAGGGGTTATCGGTCTTAACCGCGCCTGCGTTTGGCAATGCAGCACGGCCCGTATAGCCGCCAAACGCATCAAGAATATCCAAAGCAAAATTAGCACCGGATACATACATCCGGTGCATTACGCCAGCGCCGGATTCAAGTCGCGTGCATACGGCAATGACAGAGCTTTCTGGGGCACTTCTCCAAAATCCTTCGACAGCGGCTTCGTAATTATCGATTCCGGTATCGCCGGTCCATTGCGCTATGGATAACGTCGAGCTATTGGAAAGTCTAGCGTAGTTATTAGGGGAAACAATAAAGTTTCCGCCGGTGTGAATGGACCACGAACCGCCAGCATCAGGCGTATGGTTTACCAGATTAAATGGACTGGTTTCGCCTGCACCACGAACAAAATAGTCAAGAGTTGGCATGGTTACCTCACAGGATTAGCCAAGGATTAGCCAAGTGGCGAGGCTGGGTGCCCAGGTCAGTTGCACTGATTCTCTTATGGTTGCTGAATCGGCCACGATGCTGAAGTTGGCGCCGTCAAAGACCGCAGTAACTGTTACGGCCCCAGCCCCGAAGCGCTTAATAACCATGGAGTGGCCATCGCTGGGCCCAGCCGCCAGGGTCATTGTGACCGCGCTGGCGGAGTTGATGACCGCCACGCGGTCAGTGGGGGATATTGCGCCGCTGGCGGTATATGTGTTGGTGATTGCGTATAACGGATACCCACCGCCGCCGCTGCTGCCGCCTGCTACAACCAGGGCCCCGTCAACTAGCGACAGATTGGTGCCCAGCAGCACCGTGGTGAGCTGTCCATTGGCCCCTACCAGCACCAGGCTGCCAACAGCCGATGACATGCCTCCAAGCGTCAGCCCAGCAAACGTGGGCGAACTGGTGCTGCTCAGCCCCTGCGGCAGCCCCACCTGATCAGGCGTGACCAGTTCGTAGGCGTAGGCCGTGCTGCCCGCCTTCCGCACGTACTTCCCGGCATCGGCAGTGCCCGCAGGTAAGCCGATCCCAGGCGGCCCGGTGCCGGTTGTGACCCGGATAACGGTTGGGCAGCTCATGCTGGATCCCTCCTGGCGGGGCGAACTGCAATCGTTACCGGCCGGTATATCAGGTGATGATCATCGGCCTGGATATTGCCGGGGGCAATCATCAAAACATTAAGGAACCACGCCTTAGAAACCTTGAGGCTATTGATTATGGCTTCAGGGGCAATGACTCGGATTGTTCCAGCAATAGTATCTACAATAGTGGTGAGACTGTAAACGGCGCGTCCTTTTTCGTCAGACAAGACTGCATTTATATCCCAACCAGGGAATGGCCACGCCTGCTGGCCGTTGAACAACTCAATCAGAACGGCGCCATCAAGGCCCTGCTCCCATGTGATCGCTTCGCCCTCGTCCCAGGCCATCCGATCAGTCCCTCTGCACCAGTTTTCCCGGCTGGGCCTCGGCATCGGGTTGCGCTTCGGCCTCGGCTTCGGGCGCTTCCTCGAATGCCTCATCCACGTCAGGTGTTGCCGGGTCGTCGGGCTGGAAGGTGCCTTGCTCGGTGCGGGCGCGGCGCCGCAGGCGGGCCCTGCCCGCCGGGCGCCGGGGCTCGGGATCAGGCGCTGCAGGCTCAGCGGCCACGCCTGAGGCAGCAGCCGGTCCAGCCCAGCCAGACCCTGGGTTCCAGGCCATCCCAGGGCAGGCACTGATTGATTGAATGCTCACGAGGGTTGCTCCTGCAGGAAAGGGGAGGCCGAAGCCTCCCCATGGATGGATGGACCTGGCGATCAGGTCCGCTGGAGGTGGATGCGGTTTCCGGTGCCGGCGGGAACGGCAACACCGTTCGTCACGGTGCCAGTCGCCGCAGCGCTGGTGATGTTGCTCTGGGTTGAGTCGAAAGTGAACGTGGTGGAGCCAACCGTTTTGATGACAAAACTGCCATTCAGCGCGGTATTGGAGCAAACCACCGTCACAACTTCACCCGGCAGCATGGTGTGAGCCGCTGACAGGGTGATGGTTGCCACGTTGGTGGTCAACGCAATGTTGCTGATGGAAAGGCTGCCGGTGCCAGGGCGAAGCCGGAGCGCGGTCACTCGGGTTTTGCCGGTGATCGCAGCGCCGGCCGCAACGGCAGCGGCTTCCACCAACGCTTCCACCTGATCACCGGTGAACCCCAGGGGGATCTCAGCGGTCCCAGAGAACGCGATGGCGCCGATGGTGGCCCATGCTGAAGCATCGGCCAGGAGGCCGTTCTGGGCAACGTGAGCCATCTGCACCAGATAGCCGCCAGCCGAGGAGGACTGGCCCCCAACGGCGACAACCTTCCAGTTGTCGTAGGGGTTGATGCGGCCCTCCAGGAGGCGGGCGGAGCCGTCGCGGGTGCTGGCGACCTCAAGGTCGCCATTGCCAAGGACGCCGGCTCTGACAGAGCCCAGCAGGATGCTGTCCCGGTCGATCCGGGCGGCTCGTTGAGACGTGTAACCAACTGCAGCAGGCATGATGAATCAGGGGGTAAAAGGAGCGGAGAGGATTAAATCAGGCCGTAAAGTTGGCCTTGGTCACGTTGTAAAGGCGGGCGGCCTTGCGGGGGTTTTTGATCACCGCTGCGCAGTCGATATTGATCCGGGTCTTGAAGTGGGTTGTGGCGTATGCCTCGCCCACGTCGTAAACCACCAGGCCGGGCCGCAGCTCGCCGTTGGCCATACTTAGGCCTTGGGCCATGTAGACCGAATCCTCGCCAAGGGCAACGCAATAGATGGAGCAGGTATTGCTACCGCTCCCTTCGGTGAAACCCTGAATTGCGACGTTGGCGGGATCAACATCCGTGAGGATGATTTCGGCCTCGTCGTAGAACATTGCTGGCTGCCCGAGAGAGTTCTCGGCAAGCTCCAAGTTCCCGGTCAAGGCCTGATCACGCTTCAGCGCCTGCAGAGCGGGCCGCAGGGCCTTGGGGATCAGCAGCTTCTTCTCGCTTGGGGCCGCGTCCACCTGGTTCATCATGTCGTCCAGGGCCGCAAGTTTGGGGGCAGCTCCGGTTGCATCGTTGCGGATAGACTGGCTGTTGGTGGTTTCAGCCTTGATCAGGTTGGCAAGGCCGTTGAACGACCGGCCGCCGGTGGCATTGAGGCTGCCGCGCACGAAATCGGTCTCCAACTGCATGCGGATGGCGCGTGCATTGCGCAGAACCTCAGTGTCGTGAGATCCGCGACCTTCGCGAGCCAGCCGCTGAACATCGGTTTCGATGTCGGCCGTGTAGATCGCAGTGATAACCGACTGCGGGATTGAGCTCCCACGTCCGTTCTGGGGCTTTTCGTCAAGGAGGCGAGCAGCCACGAACGGCAGCTCATCTTCCAAGGAAAACACCTCAGACGCGCCCACGATGTCCTTGAAGGGCAGCATGGCGAACAGGGGGCCGTTGTCCAGCATGGTCTGGAGAACAGCAAGCTCCTGCATGTTTGCATCGGCCTCGAAAGACTTCTGCTCGAAAACTTGGTGGTAGGTGGTGACGGCCACGATTAGGAAGGTGTGAAGGTGGGCGGGGTTCTTTGCTCAGTGGTTGTCTGGACAGGCATCGCGCCACACCGCACAAGCCACGGGCTCAGAGGTTCAGTTGCCCCCGCCGCATCGCGCTTGAGGGGTGACCCCGCCGCATCGCGCTTGAGGGTCGCCTCAGTTTTCCCGGTTCGCCGGGCATGCCCTCAACGGCCGGCTGCCTCCCGGTGCATGGCCATTTTCTGGCTGGCGGTAAGGCTCCTGACCTGTTCCGGGGTGAGCCCCTGCGTGGTGCGGAACCCGCGAGCGCCGACCAGGCCGCCGCCGCCGCTGCCGCCCTTGGGTTTGAAGAAGCTCCCGACCACGGCCGAGCCGTCCGCCTGCTCGTTCAGCCACTTCACCGGATCAACGTTCTGGTCACCCTCCTTCACAGGATCGCCATCGGCATCAACGATGAACTCTTTGCCTGTGGCAGGGTCCACCCGGATGTGCTGGCTGCCGTGGAAGGCGAACCAGGCGTCAAAGTAGGTTTTTCCGCTTCCGTCGCCACCATCGCGGCCATCGGTCGCCAGGAACAGCCCCTGCGCAAAGGTCTTGACCTGCAGTTGGATGCGATCGGCCTCGGCCTTGGTGGCGCGGGCTTCCGCCTTGCTGACCCGATCGTTGGCCTTGGCCTCCAGGCGCTGCCGCTCTTCGGCCGACAGCCGCTCCTTGTCGTCAAGCTGCTGCCTGAGCGCCGCCGCTTGGGCCTGGGCCTGGGCGTAAACCTTGGGGTCCACGAGCCCCTTCATCTGCTCCATCTGCGCCCGCAGATCCTCAAGCTCCTTGGCCAGCGTCTTCCGTAGCACTCGCTCATCTTGAAGGGCTTTCTCCCCGTTGGGGCCTAGAGGGGCGCCGTCGCCCCCTTCATCGCTTCCGCCTCCACCGCCATCCCCCGAGTCCACGGGTTCAGGGTCCACGGTGGCCCATGGCCGCAGCCGTCCGCCGGCAGTTCCGAGGAGCTGATCAATCTGGGTCCGTTTCATGCGTTGCCGGGGAATCGCTCCGCCGGGGCAGGGTACGGCTCAGTTTTCCCGGTTCGATCGATCAGCCCTTGAGAGCCTGCGCCACAGCCTTGGCGATGAGCCGTTCCTCCGCTTGGCGCTGCAGCAGCCGTTGCCGGTTTGCCAGGGCCACAAGCTGAGCGGTCTGGGTCAGGGGTGAGGCGGGGGCGTGGGTGGGGGTCATGGCGTCAGATCGGCTTCACTGAAGCCCAGCCTCAGGAGCTGGCGCTCGCAGTAGTCGGGGTTGTCCCAGTCCCAGAACAGAATGGGGGTGGTGTACGTGTTAGGGACAAAGGGCGATTCAGGGCCTGGCTGCACAAATCTACCAAAAGGCTCGCGGTACAAAACACTATCTTCCAGTTCTTCGGGCTGAGTATCCCACAGGGGGTCTTCCACCCCATCGGTAGGGGTTAAATTGTACCTAAGCAGGGTAGGCGCTCTATTAAGGGTACCAGCTCCGGTGGGATCGTTAAATTGAGACATCGTGCCAAAGGGCCGATTCGCTGGTGGATAAGTGCCAGTGTAAAGCAGGGATTTTTTAGGATTGATTGACGAATCGGCAAGGCTGCCGCTGGGTAGCAAGTCGGCGCCAATAAACTGCTCCGCTGCGGTTTGCTTTGCCCATGGCCCATCGCCTGCCGCATTGACGGCTGCATTGGCTGCAGCGGGGTTTGCAAGGTAGCTGTAGATGCCAGGGCCGAACCCTAGTAACGGTGCAATTCCGCCCGAGTCTAAATCGCCAAACCTAACAGTGCTGTAATAGTCAAGCGATCGGTCATAGGGGTCTAGCGAAAAACCTCTAGAGCCTGTGCTAAAGGGTTTGAAGCCTGGGCTTGGGGCAGATGCGAACATATTGGGTATTCGTACCATGCCGATAAACTGTTTTGTGAACTCTTCCTCAAGTCTTACATTAGTCCACACCATTGGCAGCAAAGAGTCTTCCGTAAAAGACTTAAAACCGCTTCCAACGGTTATTTCTTGAACGGCATTATTGGATACAAAAAATGCTTTTTGCACCAGTTTTAAGCCATCAACATAACTGCCTAGCGCTATACCTGTATATGCTCCGTCAGGTTCGTCGGGGTTGACCAGTATATTGGCTAAGTAAAAATCTACATAAGCGTAATAAGTAGAAAAAATAAAAACAGCGCTGCCATTTCCTGCGGGAAGAAACGTCCAGTTTGTTGAATGTATCGAATAAACACTGTTGGAGGCGGGATAATAAAACACACCTCCCACCTCTACGACATTCTCACCGGGTCCTAGTGCACCCTGTTCAAACACTACGCCGACGTAGCTACCCAAGGGATTTGCGTTTGGGATGAATCCTGCGGCGGTCTCGTCAATCTCTGCGTATGCAGTCCCATTTGGAGCATAGATGCGAAATTTGTTGTTTCCATAGGGGGTATCGTAGTTAACTATGTAGCCTATTCCGTACCCATTACCACCCAACGGCCTCCGCTTCCTCCAGATCCTCGGGACGCGCTTCAATGCTGGCGCATCAAAAACCGCGCCTTGCCCGTCGATTGTCTGCGCCTGGGGCTGCGCTCGCTTTGCTGCCTGGCGTTGCTGCCGCACCTTGCCCTCAATCCTGCGGGCCAGCTCCCGCGCCCCCTGCGCTTCGCGGTTGGCGTACTGCGCCGCTCGGGCCGATTCAATTAGCCGCGGCGGCACATTCAGATTGACCCTGCCGGCCATCAGCTCGTCACCACGAACCCATCAGTGAACAGCACCACGTTGTAGGTGCGTGGTTCGCCAGGGCTCAGCGCAACGGTGGGCGATTCCACGAGCAGGTAGCTCACGCCCGTGAACCACGTCGTCACGCCGCCGGAGATGGTGCCGAGGACCAGGTAGACCGTGTTCCAGCTCAGCCCGCTACCGCCGGAGGATGCGGTGAAGGCAGCGGCCTGTGCCGCCACCTCAAACCGCTCGGTGGTGCTGTTGTAGCTGCCCGAGGGGATCGTCCATTCCACCCGTGCATAGCCGTTGCCGCTGATCTCAGCCGCATCCCACTGCGCCGTGGTGCTGGCCAGGCCTAGCGACGTGGTGTTGTTGGCCAGGCACAGGCGGGCACGCTTGCCGGCGTAGTCGTTTGCGAACATCCGCCCCGCTTCAAAGGGGGTCTGCGTCAGTGCTGGCACGGGAGAAGTTCAATCTGCCTTAGTTTTCCCGGTCAGACTCAGAAGAACAGAACAGGACCGAAGTAGGCAGGGTTGTCGCCGGTTGTGCTGACTGCTTCTTCCGATGATATGTCATATGCGAGTGGGCCATTGATCGTAACGCCGCTTTGTGTTGTCAGCCCGGTAGCGTTTTTGATCATGGTACAACTGCTTGTAGCTGCAGATGTCAGGTAAGCAAACACCCCATAAGTCCCAGGCTGCAAGGTTACGCCTTCAAAGCTAACCCTCCGCCATGTGCCATCCAGGGGCGCTGCGGTACCAGCCGCAACTGCAATGTATCTTCCAGTAAAGCCAGACTGGCCAGGGTTTATTTCTAATACATCATTTCCATATGGCAAATACTCGCCAAAATTGATACCTACATATACGCTAATTGCATCTTGCAGGCCATCTCCGCCAGCATCGTAAACACCAACACCTTTGATTTGCTTAGCGGACGACAGTGTAAAGCTGTATCCATATATTCGATTTTCGCTCCACGCCAGCGACGTTCCACCGGTAAACGCCAGCATGGGGGCGCTTGACGGGGCGGCTGTGAACGCCCCAGCGCCACCGCCAGCGACCAGCAACCGTGAGATGCTGGCAAACGCTCCGCCACCACCGCCAGCGAACAACGGAACGGTCTGCGGCGCCCACGGCAACGGGTTCGCAAACGCTCCCGCTCCGCCGCCGGCCCAAAGCTCGATCGTTTCGTGGTAGGGCTTGACCAGCACCCCAGGGGTTGCGGTCTTGCCAAACACCGGGGCCTGCGCAGCGGGCAAAGATGCGAACAAGCTCGACAGGTTCGGAGCGGTGAAGCTGAATCCGCCGGGGATGCTGATCGCGTTGGCGGGCCTCGGGGAGGCGTTGGTGGCGACCGCGACAGGGGACGGCAGCGACGTGGCCCCAGGCGGCAGCGGGAACCACGCATCGGCCACCGCGCCATCAATCGCACCCCAGAACAGGCAGTCCGTGGTGGCCGCCACCCCCTGGGGGTCGATGTTGTAGGTGGTGCCGTTGATCCTGAAGGCTGCGGTGCAGCCATTGAGGCGGATGAACACCAGCCCCATGGGTTCGGCGGGTAGCACCTCGGGCAACACTTGGATCCCCACGCCGTTGCGATGGCCCAGCAGGAGGCGGTTTTCGATGCGGGCATAGTTCAGTGCCTTCTGATCCGCGTCGCTCTTGATCACGCCGTAGACGCTGCCAGACGCCACGATCCGATCATCTGGCACATAGGGCGGGCTCAGTTCAATCTGGGTTTGGCTGGCGGCCGATCCAACTGCCCATGTGGCTTGCGTTGTGGTCTCAACCGTTGGGGCCTTCTGGTTGGCGGCAGCGCTTAGTTCGGCCTGTGAGGGGCGCTTTTGCACGCCAAACTCACGCTCGGTGCGGATGCGAACTTCGGTGCCGGCGTTGACAAGCCCCGTAGCAATGCCAAGAATCTGGTTCAAACGGCTGGCGTCCAGTTGATTGCCAGCATCCCGCAATCGTGAAATTGCTTCTGATCCATCAGGCGTGTTAATAAACGGCATCAAAGACGTTGTAGAGGTCTTGGTTATCCCAGAGTTTTTGTCTTTGTCGTACCTGATTTCTCGATAGCCAGATTGATACTGAGCCCCAAAGCCACCACCGCGAATGGTTGCGTAATTAGCTTGGAAGCCAATGCTCATTTTCACTGGCCCCAGCGAGCTAAACTCTACGGTTGTTTCCTCAATCACGTCCCCATCACTGTTATACCTGTAAGATGTTTCGGTATAGTCAAGGGACCATTGACCTTGCGACTCTGTTATGCGGCTTACCACTCGGTCCTTGTTGTCGTATCTTGTCCTGGTGGTTGCCACCGTGATGTAAGTTATTTCCTCTTTAAGTTGATAGGCTTTAACTTCAAACACCTGATCCAACACGGCGTCGCCTAAAATTGTCGTTTCGGTTCCATTTTCGATAGATTGACTTTGAATGTAAAAAACCGGCCGGCCGTTTGCGTCCTTGCGCTGCTTATAAGTTGGGCTGCCGCTTCCATTGAGGACGGGTGTTTTTTGGTATTCGGTCCATTGATGCGTGTACCGCTGTGCAGCGCTGACAGATTTTTCCAGTTCCCAGTTACGCCTCTGCAATTCATCCTCGCTTAAGTTGCTCGGAGCCACTAACTTCAGGCTGGTATATTTTGCATATACCGAATCACCTGGTAGATCACCCGTGTTGATCGGGTTAAGATCAATCAGGTCTTCTTCGCTCAGCAGCACACTGGTCCCAAGGCCCGGATCCTTGCCGATGAACTCCACCAGTCCCGCCGTGGTCATCCGCACCGCGTAACCCTCGGAGGCGGCCAACTTGCCCAGTTCCTCCACGTACCCGGCGGTCATGTCGAACTCCTGCCGCGTGTACTGGTTGGTCAGGGGGATAGATCCACTGACCGAAAGCCCTAGGGCACTCAGGATCTGACCCACCAGCCAGCTCGCAGGGATCGATGGCGCCGCAGCCCGCCAGACCGCCTCGGGGGTGTCGGGGTTTGCCTGGCGGGTGGTGAGGCTGCTCGGCGGCTGCTTGCGGTTGTCGTAGTACGCCAGATCGCAGCCAACGCTTACGCTCGTGAGCTTCCCGCCGAGCGGATTGGCGAAACTGGAGAGCACCCGCAGCCGCCGGGGGATGCGGGCAATCCAATTCTGGCCATCGCTGTAGGCCAGCTCCACCACCGTGCCCGGCGCTGGCCGGTAGACGCCGGCCAGGTTGATCGTGCCTTTCACGGTGATCACACCGCTGCCCTGCACGTGGCTGTCAGCAATCGAGCTAGTCCCCTCGGCCAGCGGTCCCAGGTTGCACCAGGCGTAGGCGCGTCCGTCGATGCTCATTTGATCTTCGCCACCGTGAAGGCCACTTTGTAATCAACGCTGATCGTGCCGCCGTCAGCGCGGCGCCGGGCAACGGGCTCGCTCCATTCAGTGGGGAACCATGCCCCGGTGGAGGGGCTGGCCGCCGTGGTGGTGGTGAGCCAGGTTTCGAGCAGGGCGAGGTTCGCAGCCGTGACCCAGCCCTGCACCCGGCGCGTTTCGGTGATGGAGATGGGGCCGGTGATCACGTGCTTTCCGCCGGGCGTCAGCGCCAAGGCCGGCAGATCGGTGAAGCCTTCGGCGCGGGCGGTGAGGTTCACCACGGCCGAGCCAAAGGTGATCGTGCCCAGATTGAGCTGCGCCTCCTGCTCCGCTTCTTCCTCGCCCTGCCGCAGCAGGATCGCCAGCGACTGGGCGGCGTCCACGAGGGTGGTGCTCACCCGGCAGAACATGCCGGCCATGGCGATCGAGGGGGCCGAAGCGAACCAGCAGGGCACTGCGGTGTTCCAGGCGAAGCCCGGCGCCGCGCCGGTGAGGCCCACGGTGGCGCCCACCACGCCGGTGCGCACCGGGTCGTCCTCCAGGAACTTGACCGCATTCCAGGCGGCATAGAGCCCCGCGATCGTGGCCCCGTCCTGGCGGCTCACGATGCCCGAGAGGGCCCACCGCCTGGCGGCCTGCCCCCGGCGCACGTCCACCTCGTCGTAGCCGAACGGATGCTTGGTGAGGTTCGGGAAGGTGTAGGTGGTGCCGCTGTAGGAGATCGTGATCATCGGAAGCCCTGCAGGGTGTGGAGGAGCCCGGCGTTGCCCGGCAGGTTGATGGTGAGCGCGGGGTCGTAGCTGCGCATCGTGTTCTCCAGGGCATCGATGGAGCGCTGCAAGCGGCCCAGGGCCGCAACCTGCTGGCTGCTGCCGCCGCTGCCCATGGCCGGGGCGATGCCCGCGAGCACGGGAGCAGGGGCCCCGCCAGAGAAGGCGCCCATGGCGTCCAGGCGAGCGGTGAGGCCCGCCGGCAGCACCATGCCGGGCGATGGGGGGCTCCAGGAGCCGTAGGCCGGGGCATGGATCAGTGACAGGGCGCCCGATCGGCTGAGGAAGCTCTCGGTGCCCAACTCGTTGACCTGATACCGGCCGCCGGGATCCACCCCGCCGCCGGCCCAGCGGGCGGAGGGGGCGCTGGCCAGTTTGGAGACGGTTTGGAGCAGGACAGCGGCTTGCTCATTGGCCGCCGCAAACCCTCTGGCCAGGTTTCCGGCTGCGTCGGTCGCGTTCCGCAGGGGCTCGGGTAGGCCTGCTGCAGTGGCGTAAATCTGCTCCACCGGGCCGTTGCCGCCCTGGATCGTGCCGACAAGCACCTTCTGCAGTCGGTCAACCCCAGCGGCGGCCATGTCCACCTTGGCCAGCGCTCCCTCCAGGCTTTCCTCCCAGCCCTTGCCCGCGGCGGCGGCACGCTGCTGGTTGGCGACGGTCCCCTGCTGCGCCTCCTGCGTCTGGCGCTCCAGCCCGAGAATCATTCCTAGCCCGGCCATCCGTTGACGCTCAAACTCAAGCTGCTGCTGTGTGATTTTGATGGATTCGTTTTGGATCTTGATCTGCTCATTGATTGACCCTCTTTGCAAGGGGGTAGTGCTTGGATCAAGCAGCTTGCCCTTCAGCTCCTGCAACTGAGAACGCTCTTGCAGCACCGCCCGCTCGGCGGCGCGGATGGCGCCTTGCTGCTCCAGTACCTGCATGGCTTGCTTCAACGCAAGCACCTTGCGCTCCATCTCAAAGCGCTGCGCCGTGGCCTCGATGCTGGCCTGCATACTGCGGTACTCAATCCCTTCCCCATCGCGCTTGATTGCCGCGATCCGCTGCTCTGCCGCCTGGATCGCCCCGGCACTGGCCCCGCGCTCGCGCAGGAACTGCAGCTCCCTCTCGGCCAGGTTCAGGCGGCTGCTGTTGCGGCTTCGCTCCACGTCAAAGCCTGATTGCGCGAGGGCCGCCTGGGCGTTGGCCAGGTTCACGTAGGCATCGGCCACCTGTTGGACTGCCCGCAGTCGAGCGGTGTCCTGCCCCGCGATCTTGTCGGCCAGGCTGGCGCGGGCCTGCTCAACAGTGAGCTGACCCCTTGCCGCCTCCAGTTGCTCCTTTGCCGTGAGCACCCGCTTGCCGTCTGCCGCAACCTGTTGATTCAGCGTTGCCGTTAGGTCTTTGTTGATCTTATCCCGCTCAAGATCAAGGTTTCTGACTTGAATCTGAAGCGGTAGAAGTTGGCTGCGCAGTTTTGTGGGGTCAACGCCCTTGGACAGCGCTACAGCAATATCGCCCTGCAGCTCGCCAAGCTGCTGCACGGCCTCCTCACGGTCGATCGCTACGCGAATCCCAACCTTCCGTAGATCAATCTGCCGCTGATAAACGTCTAGCTCTTTATCAATATCCTTTTGCTCTGGCGCCTTGACCGGCAGCGTAAGCTTCCTTGCCAGGAGCCGATTCACCCGCTTCTCAAGCTCAGCCAGATCCTTGGCGCCCTGCTGAGCAACAGGTGAGGCGTCGGTGACGGCCTGGGCGCGATCGATCTGCTGCAGGAGCTTCAGGTAGCGCTCAGCTCCGTCCACCTTGGCCTGTAGGCCGGGCCTGCCGCTGTCGCCTTCACTGAGCTTGCTCAGTTCATCCTTGAGGGTTTTGGCTTCGCTCTTGGCCTTCTCAATGCTCAGCTTCAATTCAAGCGGCCTTTCGATCTCTCTGAGCTTCATGTAAAGCTCATTCACCCGCTGCTGGGCGTCCGTGGTATCAATTCCCAGCTTCTTTCCGTCTGCGATCTCCTTTTGTAGCTGGGCGATCTGATCTTTCAGCTCGCGGGCTTTGCTGGACAGGGCTTCGGTTTCCTCGCCGGTGGTTTTGATGTTGTTGTTCAGCACCCCGTAGACCGTTGCGGCGGCGGCGGCGGCGCCAACCAGCCCCACGAGCCAGCCACCTTTGGCGGCCCCAGACGCCAGAGCGGTGAGCACAGCCGTCCTGCCGAGCTGAATGTTCAAGATGCCCAAGCCGGTCGCAGCGATTCCAGCAGCGGCGGCGATGCCCCGGAACACCAGAACACCAGTGCCGAGGGCGATGGTGGTTTGCACCAGCGTCTTGGTGGTGGCATCCATCTCGGCAAAGCGGCCGGTCAGTAGGGCGATGCCAGCGGCAGCGGCCAAGACGATCGCCAGACTGCCCCCGATCCCGGCGACGGCCACACCGGCGGCCCTTGCCGCAATGGCCAGCCCGGCGAGGCCGCCCGTTTGGGCCAGCACGAGATTGAGCGCTGCGATGCTGATCGCCGCCCCGGTGGAGGCGATCCCGAGGGCCACCAATGCCGCCCCGGTGTCCTTCACCGGCTTGGGCAGGCCTGAGATCGCCCCCACGGCAAGGTTGGCCGCCTGCACCAGTGGCCGAAGACCTGCCGCCATCACTCCGCCGATGTTGTTGCGGAGGCTGTCCATGGTGCCGGTGAGCTGCTGCAGCTCCAGGCCCATGCCGACCATCGCATTGCGGGCGGCGTCGGTGGCCCCCTTGCTGTTGCGGAGGTCGCTGAACATCTTGACGATGGCCGAGTTGCTCTGGTTCGTGATGGACAGGAACTTGGATCCGGCGTCATCTCCGAAGAGGATGTTCGCCAGTTGCACCTGATCGGCCTGGTTCAGCTTCTCTAGGCCGCCCTTCAGGCGCAGGAACACCTGTTCCAGGGGCAGGAGCTTCCCGCTGGCATCGGTCACGGTGGCCCCGAGCTTGCTCATTACGAGCTGCAGCCGCTCTTGGCCGCGCACGAGGCCCAGCACCTCGGGCGATGCGCCGCCGGCCGCCTCCTGCAGCTTCTGCAGGCCCGTCCGCAGGCCGGTGCCCGCCACGCTGCCTTGAATGCCTGCATTGGCCATCAGGCCCGCAGCAGCGGCCACATCCTCCAGGCTCACCCCGAGGGCTTTGGCGATCGGCGCGGTGTACTCGAAGGTGTAACCCAGGCCCTCGATGCTGGCGTTGCTGCTGTTGGCCGTGTTGGTGAGCACGTCCACCACGCGGGCGGTCTGGTCAACCTCCAGCCCAAACCCCCGCAGGGTGTTGCCCACGATGTCCCCAAACGCCTGAAAGCCGGTCCCGGTGGCCTCGGCGCCGCGGACCACGCCCGCGAGGGCCCCCTCCACCTCGGAGATGCTGAAACCGGCCCGCACGAGGGACGTGGCGAGCTCCGCCACCTGTTTCGTGGTGCCGGCCGCATCGATGCCCACCTGATCCACGATCTGGCTGAGACGCTGGTAGCCGCCCGTCTCCCCTGCTGCGGCGGAGGCGAGGCGCAGCTCCCCATCAAGCTCCAGGAACCCCTGAACCAGTCCCCGCACGCTGCCCAAGGCACTGCCGGCGGCGTCGGTGAGCTTGCTTGTGAGGCTGACGGCCACACCGGTAATGGCGGCCTCCAGCAGGTTCATCCCCGCAGCCGATTCCCGCGTTGCGGCGGTGGTCGCGGACTTGAAGGCATTGACGGCCTGCGTCGCCTCAGCAAAGCCCTTGTTGACCCGGCCGATCTGGTCAAGGGTCTTCTGAGGGATCACATCCCCGCTGACCGTCTCAAACTGGAGCTTGACCTTGTTGAAGCGAAGCCCGGCCTCCTTGGCGGCCCGCTCCGCCTGGCTCACAAGGTCGTTGAACGCTTTCTGCGCCTCTGCGCTCAGCCCCCGGCCGAAGCCTGCCCCCGCCTGCCCACCGGCCCGCTCCAGCTCGCGGGCGATCTCCGCCTGGTTCTCCAGCAAGAGGGCCAGCGATACCTGGAGATCAGCCACCCGAGCCGCACCGCGCTACTGATGCAGTTTTCCCGCCATCAGGGGCGCTGCAGCACCGCCACCGGACACGCCCACGTAACCGAATGCTGCTGCAGGCCCGAGGTCAGGCCATCGATGGTCACATCCGAGGCATTGGCCCCCGGCAGGAGCTGCAGGAGGCGGTTGATCACCGCGAGCTGATTGCAGGCGCCCCCGGCGGTGGGAGGCTCCCACTGGGTCACGGATAGGCGGAAGGTCGGCCGCACGTCCACCTCCCCGGTCTGGGTTGGCGTGGCTGCGGTGCCCATGGGCGAGCGCCAGACCACGATCTCCACCCCTGCAGGCTGCGTGGTGGGCTCCACGGCCTCCTTCGGCCAGAAGTGGGCCAGTGCGCGGCGGGTGGTGCCACCGGCCAGCACGTGGACCCCTAGGAGGGGGGTGAGCACCGCATCGGCCGCCAGCAGGTCGAACAGGGCCAGGGTGGTGGTGGGGAGGGGCATGGGTTAGGGCTTGCGTCAGTAAAGGCGCGTGGCGAGAGGGCGCCGCGTGGCGCTTGGCGTGATCTGCCCCGTGAGCATGCGGACGGCGTTTTGCATAACCATTGCCGACCTAAGCGCCTTGTTCGCTTTGTTTCTGCTGCCGGCCGTTTTTGTGCTTGTTGCTTTCTTGATTGCTGCCCGGTCTTGCTCATTTGCTTGCGCAAACCGTGATCCGGCTCTACGCCTTATTCTTGCGGCTTTTTCTTTTGCACGGGCGGAAAGTAGAGAGAATTGCGCTGCGGTAGGCGCCGCTTTCCTGTTCCTCCGCGCCGCCAACACCCCCGACTTCATCCCCCGCGGCTTGGCCACGGTCCCGGCGGGGCGGGCGGAGCGGGTGCGCTTGGGGGCGGTGGGTTTGGCGGGTGTCAGCGCCTTCCTAGATGCTTTTATGTCTGCGAAGTTGTATGTCTCATTGAACCGATCAATCCGCCGCCTTCTAAAGTTTAGCTCTATTATCTTTTTCTCGTTCCCACTTGCGATTGCTTGCTTAAGTTGAGCCTTGAGCTTTCTGTCTGCTTTATCAGCTTTTGCGGCTCTTACGGCTAATGATCTTTTGGGTCTGTTGCCTGTCGCTGGCCTTGCGCGAGTTGCGGTCTTGGCGGGCTTGGCGGAAGCCTTGGCCTCCTTGGCCGCTGCCTTCGCCGCAGCCCTCGCCGTGTTGTCCTTGATCTTGGCGATCCGCTTGCGAAGCACCTCGGGGTCGCGGGTTTTGGTCAGCCTCGATTTCGTCTTGACCTTGGGGTCAACCTTGCCGGCATAGATTTGCTGGGCACGCCTGGCAACGGAAGCGCTGCGGCTGGCCTTGCTGCCGGGGCCATCCGCCTCCCGAGCCATCGCGGCCCGTTGATTGCGGATTGCCCGTTGCGCCCTGGCGACCTGCATCTGCTGCTGCCTGGCGCGAGGCGAATCGGCAGGGGCCTTGGGCACTGCGGCGGAGCGCCTGCGCTCCATGTTCCTCAGCACGGCTGCCGCCGAGTTGGCCATGCGCCTTGAGCCTGCGTCAGTCCCCCGGAGATCACCGCCGCGGGCGCGGGCGTTGCTTCTGGCTGCGAGGTAGGCCCGCTGCGCCTTGTTTGCGGGCTTCTTGGATGGCTTCTGCGGTTGCTGCTTGGCCGCCACCGGCTTAGCCGCCGCCATCCGCTCCTTCCTCACCGCCGCCAGACTCCGCGCCACGCTGCCGCGCACGCCCCGGCCACCCTTGGCGATCGTGCTGGCCCTGAACCCAGCCGGCCGCATGGAAGCGATCTGCGTTGCACGCTTGTTCCCCTTGGCCGTCTTCAGCCGCCCACCGCGCACCATGGCCCCGTTCCGGCCGATCCCGCTGATCCGCCCGCTGTTGTCCCGGTTCAACCGGTTCCCCGCCCTGGTGGCCGCCCGCCGGGTTGCTGGGGTGCTCCGCTTGGGACCCCCACCACCGGGCGAACTGGCGAACCGGCCGCGGTTGTCGCGGACGTAGCTGGTGCGGCGACCTCGGGGCATGGCAGAACGGCGGTGGATCCTCTACGGCAGTTTTCCCGTCACGGCCCACGGTCAGATCAGCACCACCGCCTTGGTGCCCGTCTGGATTGGGATGGCTATCCTCAGGCCATGCCAGCCCCTGACCCTGCTGCCGGCTTCCTCCCTGCGGACCCCGCAGGGATGGAGCTCAGCGCCGCGCAGGCCTTCGAGGTGGAGCGCCATAGCCGCCTGCTGGACGAGATCAGCGACGTGCAGACCCTCCGCAACTTCGCGAAGCTCCTGCTGCAGTCCTGGTACGCCCAGAAGGCGGCCACGGCCTGGGCGATGCGCCAAGGGCTGCGGCAATGACCTGCGGGCTCGTGCGCCTGATCTGTGAGGGGCCCACCCCGCAGGGTCAAGACGGGCGCCCGCTGGTCGTTGACGTGCCTCCATGGCGCGTGGCCATCACGGTGGCGCTGCTGTGGATCAGGGGCTGGCGTGTTGTTTCCCGATGGCCCCTCTGATGAGCACCAACCCATCCGATCCCCAGTGGCTGGCCCCGGCCCGGCGGATCGTTGCCGAATTTGAAGGCTGCCGGCTCACCGCCTACCCCGACCCCGGCAGCGGCGGCGATCCCTGGACGGTTGGCTACGGCCACACCGGGCCCGATGTGACCCCCGGCTGCACGATCGGCCAGGCTCACGCCGACCACCTCCTGCGGACCGACTTGAACCGCGCTGCGTCGGATGTGTTCCGGCTGTTGCCGATGGCCGCAGGTTGGACCCCGAAGCGGCAGGCGGCCCTGATCTCGTTTGTGTTCAACGTGGGGGCCGGCGCCTTGGAGCGCTCCACCCTGCGGCGGCGGTTGCTGGCCGGCGAGGATCCGGCGGTAGTGGTGAAAGCGGAGCTGCCCCGCTGGAACAAGGCCGGCGACGAGGTGATGGAAGGCCTGTCCCGGCGTCGTGCCGCAGAGGTGGCCCTGTTCGGTGCGGGTGCTCCCGCCCCTGTCACGACAGCCACGCCACCACGCCCGCCTGGCGGCCCTGCCCCCGAGGGCCCGCCGACCTGGCCGCCGGGGATGGTGGGCCCCAAGCTCCGCCCCACCCTCAAGCCCGGTGATCACCACCTGATCGCCAACGACGTGAACGAGACCCTCACGGCCTGGACTCACGATGGGCGCCGGGTGTGGCGGATCCCCTGCCTCTGCCGGGGGCAGGGCAGGGAGGCCGAGTGGAACCGCACCGGCACCGACACCCCACCGGGGCTCTACCGGATCGGCAAGGTCCACCGGGACTATGAGCAGGATCGGGCCGCGAACTTCACCCCCGACCGCCGGGCCTACGGCTGGTATTCGTTTGACCTGGAGGGGCTGGAGGGGCAGGAGGGGCCCACCAGCAAGCCGTACCGGGACGGGATCATGGTTCATGGCGGCGGATCGGCCTGCGGCTGGCCGGGGGCCTGGAGTCCACGGCAGGCGCTCCACCCGACACGGGGCTGCATCCGCCTCCACAACCAGGATCTGCGCGATCGGATCCTGCCCCTGCTGGGTCTGGGAACGGTCTGGATCAGCGTGCTGCAGGAGGCCGCATGAGCGCGGTCCTGGATCTCGTGCGTCAGCAGCTTGACGCCCTGCAGCAGGAGATGGAGGCCATGACTGCCGAGGCGGCCGAAGTGGCAGCGATCAGGCAGAGCTGCGCTGAGGCCATGGAAACGGCCTACGGCGATGCAGCACGGCGCAGCGAGGCCGATCGAGAGGAGGCGATCAGGCAGGGCAGGGAGCTGGAGCGACAGCGAACCCTGCTGCTGATTTCGCTGGTGAGCGAAGGCGTCAAGGAAGGCGGCAGCAACGCCATCGCCTTGGCCACGCTCCGCCGGATGATCGTGGGGGATCCCGATGCCGCTTGATCACGTCGTTGTGGATCTGATCGCCCAGCCGCCGGTGTTCCGGTGCGAGCACTGCGGAGCCACGGAGATCCTCCCCATGCCGGTGCCGCTGCGGGGCCTGGATGCTCGCGGGCGGCGGTTCGGCGACCAGCACCGGGGCTGCCGGGCCACGGGGGAGGGCGGTTCGTGAGCCTTCCGCCCGACATTCCCCGCTGCCCCGGCGTGGGTGAGCAGGAAGACGGCGAGTGGTACTGGCGCGAGGGCTGCGACGACTGCGCCCGGCGCACCTCGCCAGGCCCGCGTACGCTCACCCCGCCGCCGATCGTGGTCTTTGAGTGCGAGGCGCGGCTGACGGCGGCCGATGCCCGGCTGATCTGGCAGGGCCGCAAGGGATAGGCGGACTGGGGCGCCCATCGGCACACCCCAGCCCTCCCCCGCGGTCACCAGGTTGGCTGCCCCGTCCGTGCCATCAGGGCCCGACGCCAGGCCAGCGCCTCCCCTTCCACTTTGGCCACGGCCGGCAGGGGGTCGCAGGACAGGAGGAGGTGCTGAGCGATGCCCCGAATCAGATCGTTGGCCTCGGGGTCGCCGATCCACCGCTGAGCGATCAGGGCCGGGAGCATGCTGGCCGCGAGCTGGAGCGGATCCTGGTTGGGACCGCGAGGCGCTGGGGCCCGTCGCGGCGCGGGCGGCTGGGGAGCAGGAGCAGGGATCGCCACGCCCATGGCCTCCAGAAACCAGCCATCCATCCATACCGCAAAGGCGGGGGAGATCCAACGGGCCAGGTCCACCGCCAGGCGGTGATGGATCCAGGTGCCCCGGAGGTGGTTCGGGCCGGTGGCGATGGAGGTCACCAACAGGTCGGCCGGAATCCCGGCAGACCCCGAAAGGGCTTGCAGATACTCAAAGGTGCGCTCGTTGCTGGCGTAGTGGTTCCACCGCTTCCCGCCCGCCCGGCACATGGCCGTGGCGTTCACAAAGCCATCCGCCTGGCGGCGTTGAATTGCGCAGCCGTTCCACTCGCGGGCCTCGATGCCGACCGACAGCAGAGCTGGGCCGCAGTTCGCGTTCTTCATGGGTTGTCCCGCTCGGGGCGGGCAGCTAGGGGCCCTGACATGCCTGCCAAGGTGCACAAAGCGTAGGACTATCTGCCTGCGTTTTGTCAAGCAATGTTTACGCCGGGCCGTTGCATGGGGTTTCAGGAGGGCCCTAGCGAACCCCCCACCCCTGCCCTAATTCCCAGTCAGGGACTGGTGTTGTATTCAGGCCGACCCGGACCCTTGGAGGTTACCCCAGCCGGGCCGGTGCGAAGCCTGATGCTGTGATGGCGCAGCGTGCTTGTCTTGACCAAAACGCATGCCCCCTGAAAACCATTCTTAACCCTAGCCCTTGTCCGTATCCAGACACGGTGGCTAGGGTAGGTGTGGCATTGCAATCCGCGCTGCCTTCGGTCCCAACATGGACTTTGCCTTTTTCCGGTTCATCACTCGTATGGACCGCAAAATCCACCTTCTTCTCAGAAAAATGTCAACTCTTGCCAATCGCGTAGCTGCAGTTGTCCAGTTCCTGCAGTCCGAGCAGGCCAGGCTGAAGGCCGAGCTGGCCGCCACCAAGGAGGCTCTGGCCGCTGCCCTCGCTGACGACTCTGCCGATGATGAAGCCATCGCCGCAGCCCAGGCCGACGCCACCGCTGCCCGCGAAGCCGCCGACGCTGCCGCCGCCCAGGTGGTCGAGCTGCAAGGCCTGGCCGCCGAGGATGCCGCCGAGGACGCCGCCATCACGGCGATCCTGGATTCCGTGGCAATCCCCGAGCCCGAGGTGATCGAGCCTGCGCCCGAAGCACCAGCCGAGCCCGAGGCGCCTGCCTCTGAGCCCGAGCCTGAGGCGGCAGCGCCCGATGCCGAGTTCGCCGAACTCTGATCATCACAGTCGAAGCCCTGGGCAGCGTCCCTATCCTGATCTACACTGCTGCCGGGAGAACTTCAAAGCGATGCCCAGGGGTTGGACTCCCTGGGCTTTTTCGTGCTCACTCATCCCCCACCGGCTGGCCCTGGCTGATCAGCAGCGCCCGGTAGGACTCCATCAACCGCTGCAGGTTGCGATGCACCAGGCAGGAGCCGCCGGAGCAGATGCGCCATAGGCGCTGGCCCGGTCGGCTGTCTGCGGTCACGACATGAAGCAGGCCGTCAACATCCACCACCAGATCAGGTGTTGTCGAAGATGGTGTAGACGCTGCCCAGCACGTTGAGGCTGGCGCCGTACTTCACCAGGGCCCCTGCGTCGCCCTCTTCCTGCTTGGAGGAGATCCGGCCATAGCAGAGCTTCTTCTCAACAGTGCCGCCGGGGCCGACACGCAGGTACTTCACCGCCAGCTTCTCAGCCACGCTATGGGCCCGCAGCAGTTCCATGATTTTGTGATCTACCGCACGATGCACCGTCATACCCTTAAAGGCGATGCTGTGGGTATCAGTGATCCCGATCGAAATTGAGGATCCACGGGTAACCTGATCGTGTGTGATCACGCTCTCATCAGCAGTCTGCGTCGAGAGGGGAGCGCCGGTGACGTTGAGGAGCTGGATCGGCTTGCCGGTGCCGTTCAGATTGTAAACACCAGTGGTGACGGTGCCGGTATCAACCGCGCTGGTGATGTTGCTGGCGGTCAAGGCGTAGGTGAAGGTGGTTGTGCTGGGCGCCGTTGCCACGGTGAAGGTGCCATTCACGGCGGTGGCAGTGGTGGCGGCCACCTTTGCCTGATCGCCAGTGGCTAGTCCATGGGCGGCGCTGGTGGTGATCGTCACCACGTTGCTGGCGAGCGCCACGTTGGTGATGGTCCGGGTGGCGGAGTTGATCAGGATTTCAAAGGTGGACCCTGTGCCGCTGGCGGTCACGGTGGCGGGGCCGGAGATCGCGTTGGCGGCATTCAGCCAGGCGCTGAGCTGCGCCCCATTGTTCGCCGCTGCCGCGGCGGCATCCTCCAGGGTGATGGAGTCCATTCGCATCGGCACGATGTAGTGCGCAATGTCGAGCGCGGCGGCGTAGCTGATGTTTGTGGTGGTCATGGCAGGGGGGTTTCTGCCGTCAGTTTTCCCGGCTGCTCATGGCCAGCACTGCGCCGGCCTGCGCCGCGGCGAACGCTCGCCCCTGCACCGCATCGGCCGGCACCCGCAGGGCCACCACCTCGCCGGCCTCTGATGCGAACTCCCGCGCTTGCCCCGCGGCGCTGACCTGCGCCACGAGGAACCCGCCCCAGTGGCCTGCATCCACCCGGTAGGGGGCCAGCAGGATCGCATCTTCAGCCGCCCAGCACAGCCGCGGCGGTGGGGTGACACCACGGCCCTGGGCCTCCAGATCGGCCAGCCATGGGCCGTCAAGCACGAACCCCGGCAGCAGGTTGCGCTCCAGCAGCTCCAGCAGGGCGGCACCGGCCTCGCTGGGGGGGCGCGGCTTCTCGGCCACGTCTGCCCAGAAGCAGAACTCCCGCAGGCTGTAGGGCTCGGGCCGGGCCTCGCGGTTGCGGTTGGCCTCGGCGAGGATCAGGGCAACTTGGGCGATGCCCTTCTCTTCCCTGTGGAGGCGGTCCCGTTCGGCGCGGTGCCCTTCCTGGAGCGCCTGGAGGACGTAGCCGCCGGGGAGCTCCCCGAAGCGCTCACGGGTGAACTCGGGGGCTCCGGGCCAGAGCCTGCGGCAATCCCAGAAGGCTCGGGCCCAGTCGGGTCGGTCGCAGTCGAGTTGCTGACCTCCTGCAACTTTCCCAATGCTTCCTCCAGCGCTCGCATCAGCGCCGCGGGATCCTGTTGCTGCCCGGCGCCGGCCAGCTCCTCTTCCTGCTCAAAGGCGTAGAGGGTGCTCAGCAGGGGGGCCGGGAGGCGAAGGGTCTGCTCATCGGTCCAGGCCGGCTTGATCCGGTTCAGGATCATGGACACGGACCGAATCACGACACGGTTGGTGATGGCCCTGGCTTGCTCCAAGAAGGGGCCGATGATCCTGGCGTGGAGCACTTGCACAGCCTGGTCCTCGGGGCTCAGGCGGCCGATGCTGGCGCCCTGCTCTTGGGCCAGCAGGCGGGTGAGCAGGCCGTAGCAGCGGTGAGCGGTGAACTCCTTGGACTGCACCGCCTGGCAAAGCTCCACAGCAGCAGCGGTGATCAGGCGGTAGAGGGCGTTCTGCGGATCGACCGCCCGGATCCCCTGCAGCTCGGTCACGGTGAGGTAGCCCAGCCGGGGGAGCACCAGCTCGCCGCCGTTCCAGGCGATCGTTTCGGTGGCGTGCTCCGGGGCCTCGGGAGTGGTCTCCCACGGCAGAAGGTCAAAGCTCATTTGAGGTTGCGCCAGGCTTGGATGAATGATGCCCGATATTGCTCGCGATAGTCATAGGGCTCAATGCCGGGGATCAGAACCGTCCCCAGCACCGCCGAAGTCCAGGGCCTGGCGGGCAGGTTGACGAGGGGCCGGGTCTTGTCGCCCCATGGGTGGATGTTGGCGCCGTAGTGCACCGCTGTGGCATAGCCCACGGCCCACCGGAAGGTGCAGAGGTTGCCCGAGACCTCAAAGCTGTTGGAAGCCCGCAGGGTGCCTAGGTCCACGATGTTGCGGGGGCTGGTGACTGCGATCCCCTTGGTGCGGCTGCCGTCGCGCCGGTAGGTGCCGCCGCGCATCGTCACCCGAGGCCACTCCCACACCTTGGTGCCCAGGGCATCCTGAAAGGCGCTGTTCAGCTCTGGGAACACGATTCGCGCCGCTGCTTCAGAGGCTCGCTGCGCACGGGTCAGGGTGGCCGGGTTGACGCGCACCGTTGCCCTGGTGGCCAGCCTCATCGCCCTGCCGCAAAGGTGCCGGTGAACTCATCGCCAGCGGCGGCCCGCACGATCGCATCAATCCCGCCGGTGCCCGAGAGGGTGGCGATCGTGACCCAGCCGCGCTCTCCCTCGGCCGTGGTCGGCAGGCTGCCAAGGTTGCCCATGAAGGCCTCCAGCTTCTCGCCGCGGGGTAGGCCCGTGGGCCGCAGGCCGGTATCAGTCCAGCTCCAGGCAGCCCCCGCGTCCAGCCAGTTGGCGCCGGACGGCACCACGGCCCAGCGGGTCAGGTTGCCCTCAATGCTGCCCGAGCCGATGGAGCGCCCGCCGCTTTCCTGCTCCCCTCCAGGGCCCGACACCTCCGCGAAGGCCTCGATCACCACCAGATCAGTGGCCCGCTGCAGCCCCTCCCGCAGACTGGTGGCCGCTGCGGTGGGGCGCCGCCAGAGGAGGCGGAGGCTGGCATAGGGGGCGTAGGGGGTGGGCATGGGTTAGGGCTTGCGGCGGGGCTTGCGTTTCGTGCGGTTTCGCGGATCCCATTTGCCGCCAATTCCGTCTTGCCGTGCGGTTTCCTTTAGCCGCTTGATCTCATCCATTGCTGCCCGATCCCGATTGCGCTTCCAATCGCCGCCTGGCTGCGGATTGCTGATTGTTGAAAACCTTTTAATTGACTGATACGCTTTCTTCCTTTGTGTGGCAGTAGCCTTTAGTGCCTGTCTGTTGAGGTTTGATGCCAAAAATCTTATAAATTGATTTCGACCTGCCTTGAGTTGAGCTGTTTTGTCGCCAGACATAACGGCAGCTTGGTTCTCTCGATAGCGATAAAGCGCAAAGTCTCCAGACCTGTTAAACCTACGCTTTGTTGCGGCATCGGAGAACGATAGACGCGGTGCGGAGCGCTTTTGTTTGGGCGGATTACCTGCCTTCACCTTGCCGCCGCTAGGGGGTGTCCACTTGCCCATCCATACCTCCCCCTTGCCGATCACGCGCTCTTTTTTGATCCAGCGATCTGGCTTCAACCCCTTTGGCTTCGCCACCGTCCCCGCCGGCCGTGCGGCCTTCATCCGGGACCCGGCGCCCTTGGGGCTTGGCTTGCGAGCGACGGCCATTTTCTCGCCCCCAAGGCCCACGAGGATCCGGTAGGCGCGGGCGGCGGTCTGAAGGGTCTTCTGCGCCTTGTCGGCGGCGGCTTGATTCTTAGGCGAGCGCCGCCGGTTGAGGCGCTGCTGCGCCTCTAGGGCCGCCTTCTGGGCCCGGTTGTAGTTGGTGGTTGCCCTGGCGGCCCGTGCGCCTGAGGCGGCTGCCTTGGCCTTCCGTGCGGCGATGGCGCCGGGCTTGAGATTGCGGGGCTTGGCGAGGGTGCCGGAGGGGCGGGCTGCCTTCGCACGCCTGGCAGGAGGCGCCGGGACCGTGCCGGTGAGAACCTGCTGGGAGGTGGCTGGCTTCAGGCCACGGCGAGCACCCCGCTCCCGTTGGATGCGGCGACTGAGGGCCCGCCGGCTGTCCTTGAGGCCTTGCTTTGCCTCGGCTGCGTTGGCGCTTCCTGGCTTGGCGCTGCTGAGCCGTCGCCGGGCCCCTCTCACCGCGCCCACGTACTCGCTGATCTTGCCGCGGTCAGGCGCCGGCCCTGGCCGCATTGCCGGGCGGTTGGGGCGGATCACCCGCACTGATGACCTGGGCGCCACCACCGGCTTGGCCGCAACCTTCCGCCCTCCCCGGATCACCCCTGCCGGCCCCTTGCCAGCCATCCGCACCGTGGAGGCCGCTCGCACCTTCCCAAGGCGGTTGGCGCCCCTGGTTACGGCCCCCTTCTGCGCCCGCAGGCTGAGCGACCCCCGCAGGCTGCGATCAGCCGGGTTCTTGCCAGCGAGCTTGGCGCGGCTGCGGCGAAGGCTCCCGCGGGCCCCGAGGGTGCCGCCGGTGACCTTGGGCAGGGCCTTGCGCATCGCCGCCCGCCTGGTGGCCGGCGTGCTGCGCTTGGGCGGTCCGCCGCCGGGAGTCGAGGCAAAGCGCCCGCTGTTGTCGCGCACGTAGCTGGTGCGTCTGCCTCTGCCGCCGCCGCGGGCCATGGGATCGGGGTCTACTGCCTCAGTTTTCCCGTGGCCCTGGGGCTCACTTCATCGGCTTGGCCTTCCCTTTGGCCTTGCCCTTGGGCTTGGGTTTGGCCGCCTTCTTGGCGGGCTTGGCGGGCATTCCGCCGAACATGCTGCCGCTGTAGGGCTTCCCGCCTGCTGGCATTGGCTTCTCTGGGGTGACTGCCCGCAGTTTTCCCGCTCGCCCTTTTTGCCGCAGTGCATGGCCTCAGCTCCGCAGCAGCATCCCGGCGCCCATCGCCGCCTGCGGTGCGATCCGGGGCACATTCAGGGCGCTGGCAATCCGGCCGATCAGGAGCTGGATCCGCTCATCCCGCTGCCCCTGCGCCGAGGCCCTGGCGCCACTGCCGAACTTGTAGCGGGCCTTCAGGAGGGAGGTGTCCCAGCTCAGCTTGCCCACCTGGCTCTGCTGCTGCTCCCGCGTGGGCGTGGTGCCTGGGATCGGCCCCTCGTACTCCTCGGCGTTCCCAAGGTGCGCGGTGCCCGCGTCAACCTCATCGGCCTGGGTCTCTTCCAGGGTCACGATCTCGTCCAGCCACCCTTGGATCTGGGTCACGGTGCTGGGGCTGTGCGTGGCGACCGCGTTCATCTGCTGTGTGAGCTCCACCAGGCTGCCCTCAGTGGCGGGCCAGCCGATGTAGGTGCGGATCAGGTCGCGATCGTTGCGGGCGCTGGTGGCCGTGGGGCGCCACAGGGGATCAGGGGCAAGCATCGGCACAGATCAGGCTGCCAGCAGTTTTCCCGCAGCCGGGCCCTCCAGGGCCGGATCCTCCAGGCCCACGCGGGCCCCATGCAGGGTGCCCAGCCAGAACCGGCCGGCGGGATCGAGGTTGTTGCTCAGCAGCCGCAGGATCTGCTCTCCCTCGGGGTCGTCGGTGAGAGTGGTGAGCATCCGCAGGCCCTGCCGTGCCGCCGGGGCATTGCGGCCGAGAACAGCGACACTGAGGCCCTGGAACAGGCGAAGCGTGGGGGAGCGGTCGGGCATGGGGGCATTCAAGCCGTACCTGAGTTTTCCCGCTACTGAGGGGGCGCTTGCTTGGCTCTAAACCGGGCGACCCGCGCCGCTCGATCGGCTCGCCCTTTTGGCGTGAAGCGCTCCCAGCAGCGGGAGCAGTGGAGGCCGTGGCGGCCGTCGTGCGTGGTGGTGCAGTCGGGGCCGATGCAGGCGATCTTCTCTGCGGGGGGCAGGAGGCCGGCTTGGCGGAGCTTGAAGCGGCGCTGCCGGGCGGCGGCGGTGGGGTCAGGCATCTGCAGGGGGGAGCGACGGAGTTATATCTGCTGCTGCCCGTTGTCGGTTGCGATCGGCGCGGATGCACCTTCGGCAGTTGAGGCAGTCGACCAGCTTGGGGTCGGTTGTCTTGAGCTGAACTCCGGCCAGGCCGCAGAGGACGCGCAGGTCATCGATCTGCATGTGGCGGGCAATGCCGATCATGCGCGGACGATCTTCCCGGTCTCGGGGCAGATGCTGATCTCGGAGACGTGGCAAGCGGTGGCTTGCTCAGGGTCGAACCGCTGGCGGAAGGCCTCGGAGGCCTTGGCGTAGGTGGCCCTGGCCTTTTCGATTGCAGACTTCTCGGTCTTGCCGGTCTGGTTGTAGGCATGGGCCGGCTTGCCGGTGCTGATGTCCAGAAAGAACACGGCCCATTGAATTGTGGGAGGGGATGGCTTGCGAGCCTGAAGGCCGCTGCCGCCACACTTGAAGCAAACGCCCCCCAGGACATTGCTGTAGACGGAGATTCGGCCGTTTCCGCAGCAGCGAAGGCAGGGGTAGACGGCAGTGGCAGGCATGGCTGTTGATGCGATGGAATGGTTTGCCGGGATAGGCTCCCGGCGGGCCGTGGGGGTCAGGCGTAAGGGCAATCAGGATTGCCGGTTGCCGTGTAACCCAGCTCAGCGGCGCAGCGTGCGAGGCGCTCGTCCATTTCGCGGGACTTGCGCCGAACCATGGCTTTGATCTGAGCTTCGATTTGGAGCAAATGTGCGGGGGTGGGGGCGGTCATTGGAGGCGATGCGGTGGGATGGGTTGCCGGGATGGGCTCCCGGCGGGCCGTGGGGGATCAGGCATGGGTCAGGCCCAGGCGGGTGGCCTCGGCCTCCAGTTCTTGCAGCAGGGCAGGTAAGGCGGCGCGGGCCTGCTCCAGGGATTCGATCAGGCCACGCCGGACGGACAGGCCCCGGTAGCAGGCGGCGCGGACCGTGAGGGTGTAGTGGCCGGCCTTCGATTTTGTGATGTAGGCGCGGGCTTTCATGGGAGGAGGTGCGAAGGGGAGGGGCCGGGATGGGCTCCCGGCGGGCCGTGGGGATCAGGCTCTAGCCAAGCGATCCGCCAGGAACTCGGCGGCGCTCTGAACAGCGGCAGCGGCCTCGGGGGTGGGCTGGTAGCCGATCTCATAGAGGCGGTCACCCAAGGCAAACGCCTCACGGTGCCAGCCCGCGTCATGGGCGGCCTTGATCGTGTCGCGGGCGAAGGCGCGGGTTTCGTAGAGGGTTGCGGGGCTCGGGGGCACAGGGCGCCAGATGTGAAGCTCGATCGGTGGGCGCCCGGCCCATGGAGCGGTCATCCATTCGGGCCGCGGGCCTTGGTGGAAGTCGGCGGCGGTCGCTGGGGTCTTGGCGTATTGGATCTTGGACATGGAAGGGGGTTCGCTGGTTGAGAGGCGGGGAAGCTGATCCCTCCCCTGAAACCTCACAGTAACGCAACCGTTACTCCTCGCCCGTGTCTGGACAGGCCACTTCACAAGCTGTAACGCAGGCGTTACCTCGGGAAGGCGTCAGGGCGGGGGGGGCAGTGCCTGGCGCCTACTTGACGGGCTTGTAGCGCTTGAGCTTCTTGGGCTTGCCGACCAAGGCAAGTTGCCGCATGCCGGTGTCTACGGCTCGGATGCGGGGGTTCTCCTTGCTGTTGCGGCCCCTGCGGCCGATCGTGCCCCTGGTCCTGTCAAGGATGGAGTTGCGGCGGCGGCGCTGCGCTGAGGCTGCTCGATTGCGAACCGAACTGCTGATGCTTGTCGCCTGAGGTTTTGGAGGGCTGTAGCCCTTGGGTCTCCGCACGGTGCCAGCGGAGCGGGGCCCCTTGGCGAAATCGGGCATGTTCCATGCGCCCTTGTACTTGCCAGCCGGCCCAGAGGCTTTGATGCGGAGCATGCGCCTGCTCGTGGGCTTTGGGGGCTGCACTTTCGCCTGTGCCGCCTTCGGAGGGGCGTAGCCCTTGGGTTTGCGGACGGTTCCGGCAGTGCGGGCTGATCGAAGTTGCTTGGGCGCCCGCGAACCCGTGAGCTTGCCCTGCTTTCTGGCAGCGGCCCTGAGTTTCGTCATTCCACCTTGCGCAATACCTCTGAGTCCACGCGTGAAGTCCGGATTAAGGGTTGACTTCCTTTCTCGCTTAGGTATTGGCCGCTTGAGAGACTTGTTGAGTTGTGGCAAAAGCTCCGCCCTTGTGTATTGCTGCGCTGGATCTCGCTTCCCTACTGCCAGTCGCGAAACACGTCCTTGCGCCATCTCAGCGACTGCGGCAGTTCTCGCCAATTTGCGCTCCTCTTTCTTGCTGCGGCTCTCAGCGGATGCTCTGGCAAAGTTTTGAGCAATCCGCGCCAACACTCGCTCGCCCTTGCTTGGGCCCTTCACCTTGCCTGCCCGTGGCGCCTTGGCTGGCTTGACCGGAGCGGCTGGCTTGGCCCGATTCTGCCCTGCAATCCGCTTGCTCGCTGCCTTCAATCGCGCCGCATTATCTTCAATCTTGCGAACAGGATTATTTAGGCCTGACTTATTGCGCTTTTCAGCCATTTTGCTGACCGTGTTGTGAATCCTTGCCTTGTTTATGTCGGTTCGCCTAATCGCCCCGGAAGGAGACTGCCGCTTCTTCACTCGCTCCAGCACCGCCCCCCGCTGATTCCCGGCGGCGGTCCTGATGCGACCGCCCCTCGCTGTGGCGCCGCTCTTGCCCACGCCGGTGATCTTGCCGCTGTTGTCCCTGGTGATCCGGTTCGTGCCCCGCTGCGCTCGCCTGGCGGCGGGCTTGGCCTTGGCGGTGGTGGTGCCAGTTGAGGCAAAGCGGCCCCGGCCATCACGGACATAGGTGCGGCGGGCGGATCTTCGGGCCATGGCGCTGACGGTGCTATCCCAGTTTTCCCGTCAGGGCTTGGATCTTCTGAGGCGGCTGCGGCGGCGGGCGGCAGGGGTCGGCGAGAGGCCCATGGCCTCGCGGTAGGCACGCATCACCTGGAAGTCGTAGCGGCGGCCGGTTTTGAGGCCGGCGTAGGTTTCGGCGATGAACTCGGAGGGGTTGGTAGTGGCGTAGCGGCTGACGCGACGGGCAAGCCGTTCCATCTGATTGCCCCTTGCCGCCCTGGCTTCTTGGCTTGGCCCTTTCTGCGTGGCCAGCACCCAGAACTGACCAAACGGCGTAGATCGAGACAAAAGATTCTTGTCCCTTGCGTGGCCCATTTCATGGAAAAAGGTGTGCATAGGCGCAGAGCTTGATTTCGCCCCTCTCCTGCGCTCTTTAATTGCAGCCGCAGCAGGATTTACCCAACTGGTATGCGACCTATTGATGGTCATTTGCTTTGTGGCAGGGTTGTAACTCGCAACCGTACTACTGCCGCGACCGCTGTTGTATTTCACGGATAGCCCTTGACCTTCAAACATTGCCTTAGTCGCTTGCGCGTTGGCGAGTCGAGCCTTTTTGTCGTCATTCGTGGCTGATACTTGGTACTCCATGTTTGCAATGCCAGCCTGATACGGATTCCGCCCTTTCCTCGGCTTCGCCATCGTGTTCACCGGCCGCGCCACCGCGTTCATCAACTCCCCAGGCATGAGGCGGCTGCTGGCGGGGCCCCGAGGGGTGGCGGGCTTGGTGGGCTTGGCCTTGGCCTTGGCCGTGAGGGTGCCGGGCTTGAGGCCCTTCGGCTTGGCGATGGTGCCGCCCATACGGGCAAGCCGGGCGGTCTGCGTTGCCCGCTGATTCCCCGCTGCAGTGCGGAGCCTCCCCCCTCGTGCGGTCGCCCCGTTCTTGCCGACGCCAACGATCCGGCCGGAGTTGCCGCGGGTGAGGCGGTTCGGGCCACTGGTGGCCGCCTTCTTGGGGGCGGGACGGGATCGAGCGGTGCCGGTGCTCGCGAAGCGCCCCCGGTCGTCCCTGGCGTAGGTCCGCCTGCCCCTGCTACCGCCCGCCACTGGAACCGCTGCTACTGCTGCAGTTTTCCCGTAGCCGGGATCCCAGTAACGGGACGGGCGAGACGCCTTAGGCCACCGGCACCGGCGCCCGTTCAATGTCGGGATACTGCCGCCGCTCGCTGGGGGAGGGCTTGCGCACGGCCTCCTCCAGCACCTGGGAGGCACGGGCGAAGGGCCAGCCCTTATCGGCTCCACCCTTGGCGGCGGCAAACTCCTCGGCCACGGCCTTGCGCGAGCGCTCCCAGTAATCTTCCCGCAACAGGGTGGCCCTGAGGGCGGGATCGGCCTCTTCCACGGCTTCGGTGGCCACGGGGGAAAGGCTGCATCGGCAGCGAGGATGCCCCGGCGCCACGATCTCATCAAGCCGGTAGATCCGGCCATGGCGCGAGGCGCAAACGGCGCACGTCCGCTCGTCCTTGGTGGCGATCCACCGGGCATAGCCGAACCCGTTGCGGGCGGCTGCTGCCTTCTGGGCCCCCACATAGGCGTTGGCCAGCTCACTGCGGGCGATCAGCTCAGCCCGCTGCTCCAGGCCCAGCCGATTGTTCAGCCCCTGCGGATCGCGGGCCCCCTGCAGCGCCGTCCTGATCTCCCGCTCCAGCACGCGGGGCCCCTTCCCGCGGCCGATGCCATCGGTGACGATCCGGGCGATGTTGTCGCGGAAGCTCTCCACCTCGCCTCGGATGTAGGCGCTGGCGGTGTTGGCGGCGGCCTCCACTGCGGCCCTGCTGGCGCCCACGAACGTGCTCTGCGCCGTGGCGTCAGGGTTGGCGGTCTGCGCGAGCTGCTGCCCCAGGTCGCCGCCGAGGGCCACCGCTTCGGCGAAGTCCTCGCGGTAGCGGTTCTGCAGCCACTGGAGCTCCCGATCCGACGCGAAGGCTTGGGCGAGCTCCAGGAGCTTGCGGAATTTGGCGGAGCCATCGGCGATCGAGTACGACCCCGGCCGGCGCGTCACGCCATCGGCGCTCTGCTGGTCAGGAAGGCTGGGGTCCACGAACTGCCCGTAGTACCGGCGCAGATCCCGCAGGGTGCGGGCCAGAGACCGGCGCAGGGCCGCCTGCGTGTTGCTGACCGAGCGATCGGCCAGGGTGTCCAGGGCGGCGGCGTAGTCGTCTGCGAGCTGGAGCTGTTGGTCGCCGATGGTGACGGGGGGGGGCATGGTCAGGGCTTGCGGCGGGGTTTGCGCACCCTGCGCTCTGAGAGGTATCGGCCAGCCTGCCTTGCGGACTCAAGCGCCTCCCTGGCGCCTTGATTGGCCATTGCGGGCCCATACCTTCTTGTGTTGTTACCCGTAAACTCGCGATTATTCTGTAACGACCTTGCCGCCGCCGTGTCGCGTTGAATCATTTTTTCTATCTGGCTAACGCTAAGCTTCCCCCATTTGCTGTCCGCATTTTGATAGTCTTTCTGGTCCATTTTAGCTTTTGTGCTGCTTTTGGCTCGTACCTTGAACCTTGCAGCCTGCTCTTTTCCTTCAATCTCTGGACTTTTTTGCGCTTCCCTTTTTGTCTTATATGCGCCGGTTCGCTGCTTGCCATCACGAGAGAACCATGCAAACTTGCCATCAGCATTTTTGCCAAGTTTCAGCCCTGCACGAGTTGTTTTTGCGATGGCGCCGGCAGGGCGAGCCGCCGTGACGCGCTTTGGCGCGGCGGGCTTGGACGGCGTGGCCTTGCCCTTCCGCGCCACCCCTCCAATGCGAGCCCCGCGGATCTTTCTGGCGGCGGTGCCAGTTGCGATCTGCAAGGCGTTGGGGTTGTACCTCATCCGCCCCCTGCGGCCCGTGGCCATGCCGACCTTCAAGCGCCTTGCCGATTCGCTCATCGTGCGAGCCATCGCGCCAATTTGACCGGGCGTTAATTTGTCCTTGCGCTTGCCTACATTGCCAATAAGCCGCACCCTGGCTTCTGCGATATTGGTTAGTTGACTTGCCGTGCTTCCCGCAACGACAATACCTTTTTGCCTACGCGCCAGTCGCTCAACTTGCATGGCTCGCCTGGCATCTTTAGGTAGTGTGCGTAACTTTTTGGCGTAGCCCTTTCGATCTGCCGCCTGCTGCACCCGATCCTTCCGTGCCTCTGGTGATTGCATCCACCCGACAGGCTTCTTAGCCGCGGTCGCCCCCGCCTTCCGCCCCGCCGAAGCGGCCCGAACCCGCGCCGCCTTGGTGACCGTTCGCCCAAAAGCCCGGTCGCTACCTTTGGAGCCAGGGCCGGCAACCCTAAGGGGAACACGGGTAGGGCTTGGCACTAACTTACCGCCGCGCCCTATAACCTTTGTCCCAACCGGCCTGCTATTGAACTTGTTGAGCGTCTTGCTCTGGCCAGTCGTATTGCGGATGGCACTTTCCTGCCTGCCTGCCTTAATCCGGCCCGGCGCCGAAGCCTTGGGCGCCTTGCGTGCTGCTATCGCGGCCATCTGCTTGGCCCGGCCCTCGTTGTAGGCCTGCCGCTGGCTCGTAGGGCGATCGATCATGGTGATCTCCCGCTGCTTCCTGGTGCGGCCGATGGTGCCTTTGGGCACACTGGCCATGCGGCCATTGGATAGAACCGCCATGGTCTGCCTGGCCCTGAGGTTCCCCGCCCCGGTGCGCAGCCGTCCCCCGCGGGCTGTGGCGCCATTGCCGCCCACACTGGTGATGCGGCCCGAGTTGTCCCGCGTCAGGCGATTGGTGCCGCGGCTGACCCGCTTGGCTGGTGGCCGCTTCGGGGCACCGCCGCCTGGGGTGCTCGCGAAACGTCCGCGGTTGTCCCGCACGTAGGACGTTCGGCGGGTTCCTCGGGGCATGGCTACGGCAGTCTCTGCAGCAGTTTTCCCGTCAGATCAGGGGCAGCCCCTGCGCATCCACGCCGCCTCCAGCCAGGTCGTTCACCCCCGGCGCCGGCGGGTTCATCAGCTCCTGCTGCCGGGCATCCTCGGCGGCCAGCAGCTCGGCCTCTTTGTCGGCATCGGCGCCAGGCCGGAGCATGCCCCGCTTCTGGGCCAGGTGCGTGACGGTCTCGCGCAGGAGGAGGCCCTTGTCGTAAAGGTTGCCGGCGAGGGTGATCAGGGCATCGTCCACGGGCTTGTCGGTGACCCCTGGCAGTAGATCGATACCGGCGTCACGCTCGGGGAACTCCCCGGTGAACGCGCCCCAGATTTGGAACAGGCTCTCCCATGCGGAGCTTTTGGCCTCGGCCATGGCCGTGATGCTGGCCTGCAGTTGGGCGCTCTCCAGCTCGGCTTGCGTGGCGGTGCGCTCACCACCACCGGAGAACAGGAACGACAGGGTGCTGCGATCGATCAGCTTCTCGATCCCCTCCAGGTGCTGCAAATGCTTGTCCAGGCTGCTGCCGGTTGGCTCGGCGAAGCCCAGATCGCCCGTGCCATCCGGGAACTCCACCACGGAGTTGGGCCCCAGCATCAGCGGCAGCACCTCACCGTTGGGCCCGGTCATCCGGCGGCCCTTCACCACGGCCACCGGCAGGGCGCAGCGATGGAGCAGCTCCTTCAGGTCGGAGTATTCGCGGAACCAATCGAGGGTGAGGTTCGCCAGGCTCAGCAGCGGCAGCCCGCCCTGCCCAAAGCCGCTGCGAGCGGTGGGGCCGTACCAGACCACCGGGGGGCGCTCCAGCGGCTCGCCGCGGGGGCCCCGGAATGTGCCCTTCTGCGGGCGCCCGTCTTCATCGGTGGCCACCTCCAGGTTGAATCGGGCTGTGGCGCCCTTGCCGCTGTCACCCGTGATCTTTAGCAGCCGCCACTGGCCGCCCTGCATCACCCGGTAACGGGGCTCCATCTTGAGGCCGTAGTCCCCGTCTTCAACCTCGTGCCACTCCAAAACCGTGACCGCAATCGGCACGCGGCGGCCCCCAATCTTGGCGAGCCTCCAGTTGAGGACGTTGCGGCGCTCGGCCATGGAGAACGTGGGCCGGCGGCCCTGGGCTCGCTCGGCGGCGCGGCTATCGGCGGCGTCCGGCGGCATGTCGGCCATCAGTAGGCAGCCGCCATCACGGAGCGCAATGGCATCGGTTGATAAACCCCATGCCTTGAGGCTGTTGCCTTCGCCGTCCACGTCCCCCCGAGCGTCCAGGAGACCCCGCTGCACGCCGCGAAGCTCGTAGCGGCTGAGCACCCCAGCGAAGGCGGAGACACCATCACGGAAGAAGGATGGGTAGGAGCTGCGCTGCACGCGGGCCTTGTAGGCCGCCATGGGCTCGCCGGCCTCCTTCAGGAGGTGCCGCTTTTTCGCCTCACCCCGCAGCAAATCCCAGCAGTCAGCAACCAGATCAAGGTCGCCCAGCACCTCGCGCAGGCTGGGGTGATGGAACGAAGGCAGATCGCCCTTGGTCGTCGGATGGCTGATCTGCTGCTGCTGCACCGCTGCCTATGCCTTCTGGGAGCAGTTTTCCCGCTCTGGCTGGGGTCAGGGTTGGGGCGGGTGCAGGGGCAAGCGCTCGTCACCCGGCCCAATGCGGTACTCACACTCGAAAGCGATGATCGGCGGCGGCTCCATCCCTCGCCGGCCACCTGGAGCGGTTCGTCGCAGGCAGTCGTCGCACCCATCGCGCCAGTGCCATTCGCCATCCTCAAGGCTGCCGTCTCCAGGGCAGCGGCGAATGTGTGCCGGGAGGGTGGTCACGGCTGGCCCCCATCACGACAGGCATCGAACAACCCCAACTGCTCCGCCGCCTGCAGGATCTCCCGAGGCTCCGTGACGCGCCTGCGGGCCCCGTCCGTGGCGCCGGCCACGGGCACCATCAGGGACGGCGGCTCCCGCTCCTCGTGAGGCCTCAGGCGTTCCCCGCGGAGGATGCCCTCGGCATGCCGCAGGAACTGCCCATGGGGCATCCGGGCCAACTGCCGCCGGGGCATTATCTCCCAGGCCCGCTCCAGCATCAGCCGATCCGCCCACCGCAGGGCGGCATGGGCCTCGTCGGCGACCCGCAGGGCGTCATTCAACTCGTCGCAGGCCTCGATTTCATCCCATGGGTCGGGTTCGTAGTCGTGGCGGCCCTCGCGCTCAGCCTGATAGCTCTCGTGATCCAGGCTGCGGGTGGCGCCTTGGGCCTCCAGGATCTCCCCAACCTCTGCCGCCTCCAGCCCGGTGGCCTCCACCACGGCCGAGAGGGTGGCGCCATCGGCCACCATGCGCCGCACCACCGGGGCCTTGTCGCGCCAGCGATCGGGGAACTTCACGCCGCTGCTGTGGCCCTTGTCCCGCAGCCACTGGGCCATGGCGCCGCGGATGAAGGGCACCACGCAGGTTGAGAGCTTGTTGCCCGTGGAGGGGTCGTACCGGCGGCAGCCGTTTAGCAGCCCCCGGACCGCGACCATGTGCAGGTCGTCAAACGGCATCTGCGTTCGCCGCGCCAGCCGGTTGGCCATGGCCGTGGCGAGCTTCAGGTTGTCAATGGCCAACTGCTCGGACGTTGCCGTAGGCGGCGGAAAGCTCCCCAGCCGATCCAGATCAGGACACGGGCCGGCCTCGGCGCGATATTCGCTGTTGCTCAGGCGGCCGACCTTTTGGCGGGCCCGAGGTGTGGTAGCCATCACCGGCAAGATAGGCCCGCTTTCGCTGCCATTATCGCCCCATCCGCCACCCCCGTTCTTGGCGCCGCCTGGGGCCTTGGCCGGGTGGTCAGGCGCCATGGCCATAGCTGACGGTGCCAAAGCTGATGGGGCCGGAGCCGGAGAGGAAGATCAGGAGCTGACTCGTGCTGTCCACGATGTCATCGAAGGGTGCCGCGGGGAACTGCACAAGCTGATCCCGGACCTTGTTGCTCCAGGGGGCAGAGCGAGGCAGGAAGACTCTCCCGTTGTTGAACTCCACGCTGGCGGCATTGGCGCGGGATTCCTTGCCGCCCATGTCACCCACTCCGGCGGCCACCACCTCATAGCCGTGGGCGGCCTGCGTGAGGGTCTTGATCACCGCAGCGCCGTTGGCCTTTTTCTCGATCACCAACTGCCCAAACCTGTGCCGTAGGTGCATGGAGCGGATCATGCTCACGGTGGCCGGGAAGTCGAGGCGTTCATCCACCAAGTCCAAGAGCCAGGCACCTTGCGGGCTTTGGCCCCATAGCGTCATCGCCACCATGTCACTGCCGGCGGTGTCGTCAAAAGTGGCATCTACTGACAGGATCTTGCGGATGAAGCCTGCAGGCAGATCGGGATCGCCTGCCTGGCCTGGCCAAGCCGGGCAGCCGTAGAACCGCATCCGATCCAAGAAAAACACCGTGCCCTTGCCAGCGCTCGGGCGCTGCTGGTAGATCGATTCCCAGTCCCGGTCGGGGATGTTGGCCCGCTTGCGCTTGATCCACCGCTCGTTGAAGCGCTCAGGATCCAGCGCCTCCCCCGGCTGCCGGTTATCGGCCTCGCGGGTGACTGTGGCCGGCAAAGGCTTGATGTCGTTGGCCGGCACCGCCTCGATCGGGAGGCTGACCACGTGCCAGCGCTCGCAGTCGTCCTCCAGGCCCTCCTTCTCCAGCTCCAGGTTCTTGCTGAGCAGGTAGCCGATCAGGTCGGCCTCGTGCCAGCGCGTGTGAACCACCACCACGCTGTTGTTGGGCTCCTCACGGGTGGAGAGCACCGAATCCCACCAGTTGTGAACCTGCCGGCGGAACGCGGCGCTCTCGGCCTCTTCGCGGCCCTTGATCGGGTCATCAATGAACAACCAGTGGCCGGGCTTGCCGGTGCCCTTGCCGATGCCTGCGGTCCAGATCGAGCCGATCCCATCGGCCGTGGCCCACTCCTCCTTGCCGGCCTTGCTGGCGCTCAGTACGCCACCGCTGGTGGCGAAGTAATCGCGGGCGGCCTCGCTGAAGCCCACCGCCAGGTCTTGAGACTGGCAGCAGATACCGCCGGAGCGATCGGGGAACCGCCGCAGGCAGTAGCCCGGCAGGAATCGGCTGAAGATCGTGGATTTCCAGTGCCTGGGGGGCAGCTCTACCATCAGGCGCCTCAGGTCGCCATCGGCCACCCGCTGCGCCAGATCAATCAGCCGCAGGGTGTGGCGCGTGAAGGGAAACCGCGGGTAGGCGTCGGCGATGTACTCGCGAAAGCTCTTGGTGTAGGGCTCCACTGCCGCCGGGATGGCCCCCTCTGCCGCCCGTGCCGACTGCACCTCCTGCCAGGCGGGGAAGCCCCGGTAGGCGTGCGCGGCGCCGTGGTGGAGGAGGTTCAGGGGCATCAGGGGGTGATGGGCGGAGGGTTAGCTTCAGCGTGTTAACAGAATCAACGCGGCCCATGCCCCGCTGAAAACATGCCACGAATACGGCCACCACGGGGCTCTGTAATAGATGCGCCCGATCATGTTAATCCCATTCCAGGCCCCTAAAACAGCCATCGCCCAGAGGAGTGCTGTTGTCATTGTTTCGGTCATGGTTCAGCAGCTAGGGGGTGATAGTGTTGTGGCTCACTGAAGTCACCGTATAGGAGCCGTTGAGGTGTTCATTGGGGCCGTTAATTCCTATCACTGTGATGGTATCATCTGGTAGCACTTCCAGGACGCACCGGCACATCGGGTGCTTAGGTGGAGGTGGCGTGTTCGCCCTGATCGTCAGCGGCGCGGGCCAGAAGCCGTGGCGCCAGAACTCAGCCGGAAGGTCCCAGCGCTGCTGGCGGCCCCTGGCCATTCGCAAGATTGCGCCCACGATGCGGCTCTTGCCGTGGCGGATCACCTCCCCCGTCTCTGGGTTGCAGGCCACCACGCCGCTGATCCTGCGGCCCGTGCGGTCGTAGACAGTGGCGCCGTTGGGGTACTGCTGGCGGAAGGCGGGGGTGTTGGCGTCAAGCATGGTCGGTCATCGGTGGTGGTGGTGATAAAGGGGCAGAGCATTAAGTATCAGTATGATCAAACTCTCGCCAATGCCATCCCTGCCGCCTGCCCCTGATATTTCCCATCCCCATAGGGCCGATCACAGGGCACCCCTTCGTAAAACAGGGCCTGACAGATGCCCTCATTGGCGTAGATGCGGCAGTCGGCGCCGCTGCTGTTGCTCATCTCTAAGGTCAGGTATCCCTCCCAGCCAGCTTCACCGGGGGTGAGGTTGACGATGACGCCACAGCGGGCGTAGGTGCTTTTGCCGATGAATTGCGCGGTGACGTTGGGCGGAAGTTTGAGGCGCTCGATCACTACCCCTAGAGCATAAGTGTGAGCGGGGAGGATGAAATAGGATCCGTCTCGATCGTGGTGCAGCTCTGCCGGAACCAGGCAGCGATCATCGAACCGTTTGGGGTTGACAATCAGGCCAGGGACGTGGCAAAAGATCCTAAATTCATTAGGCGAAAGGGTGAGGTCATACCCGTAGGAGCTGGTGCCGTAGCTGATTGCTGGGCGCTGGAAGGTGCTGTAGCGATTGGTTTCGGGCACATCCAGTTCTTGCTCCGCAACTGAGCGCACCTTCCCCGGCTTAAATGGGCTGATCATGCCCGCCCTCATGGCAAGGGCCCTGATCCGCCAGTCAGGGATGGGGCCGGCGGGGGCAAGGCTGTGCGTGGTCATGGCCGGCGAAGGTAGAGGGGCTTGCGGTTGCGGTTGATGCGGCCACGGGCAGCAGCCAGGCGCTGGCGCGGGGTGGCCTCGGCGCTGCCTTGGAGCTGCAGGAGCTGCTGGAACGCCTTGGCGGCCAGGGCTGTGGGGATCGTGAGCGGAAGCCGGGGGCTCCATTCACCGCCCACCAAGGAGGCGTCAGCTTCCACGGCCACCACGGGCGTGCCGTCGGGCTCGGCCTGCAGCAACCGAAATCGAGCGCGCAGAGGATCGACCCACAGGAACACTCCCCATCGGCTGCTGGAGGGCTGGCGCAGGGGCGGGTCAGTGATGATCAGATCAGGGCCGTTGCGGGCGATGGTGGCGGTCATAGAGCTTCGGGGTCGTGGGGGCTGTGGCAATCGTGACAGGGATTATGGGTTTCGCCCCCTAGACGAAATCCGTTCGCTCCAGTCCTGCTCCAGCAGCCAATCGACAACCTCAGGCGGCGGAAGGTGCGGGTCGCGGGGGGTGGTGTCCATGGGTTCAGTGTGGTGTGATGCGGGAGCGGAAGTCATGGCAGCAAAAAGAGATACAGAATTATCAGCCAAATCACAAGTGATTCAACTGCTGCGATATTGATATTCTTGCGATATCGCGCCTTGAGCGCTTCCACCTCTTTGGCGAGACTTTCAAGGGTGACTGGAGGCTTGTCCATGGGTTCGGTGGGCTGCTCCAGTAATTCCAGTTCCTTAGCGCATAGCCCCATTAGGTGCTGCTGCTGCCTAAGAAAAGTGGCGGCCAGCCGCGCATCAGCGCACAGCCTTTGATGGTTGGATGGGCTTTCGAGTCGCAAGGCCAGATCCTTTATGTCCGGCGCACATTCAGCTGGGCGCGGGTCGCGTGGTGGGGTGGTGTTCATGGGTTCGGTGGGTTGGTGAGTGTTCATCGGAAGCCGGGGATGGGTGACCGCCGCCGGGGTGGTGCCAGCGCAGAAGTGGCCGGCACCCTGCCATTGATCGCCGCGCTGGCGGATGTAGGGGGGGGTCGGGGAGGCGTTCAGCCATTGGATCCCTCCAGCTCGGCGGCGAGGGCGAGGAAGCGCTGGCGGGTTAGCCGTCGCTCCTGTTGTCGATAGTGCCCAGGGTCAGGCCAATTGGGAGTCAGATCCATTTCTGTCGGCACCACCTGATCCGCAGCAGCGCGTAAGGCGGCGGCAATGGCCCTTCGGTGGTGACTGGTGGGGCGGAACGCATCCAGCACCGCCTGCGCGGCTGGGCTCAGGGGCCTAGCCTCAGTAGCGACGGAGGCCGGTTCCCTGCTCTGCACAGCCGATTCATCTGTCGCCCATGGCAACCCAGCCTGCGGCGCCGGGATCGGTCGCCAGGGGCCGTTCTGGTGGTCGGCGCCGAGCCATTGATAGCCTTGCTGGCGGATGTAGAGGGGGCGGTCGGGGAGGCATTCAGGCATGGGATTTCTCAAGGGGTGGGGTGAGGGTGCTCATCGGGTGTAAGCGCAGGGTGCCCAGTAGCCGGGGAGAGATCCAGATCGAGCTGGAATCCATATCCAGCGCGGCAACTGGATCGGGGTTGACGCCGGGGTAGGTTGGTAGATGAATGCGGCGGTCAGCACCTTCTGCGCAGCGGGGCTCAAGGGGAGGCATTCAGGCATGGGGCACCTCCGCGGCCTGGGGCAAAAGTGGGCAGCGCTGTGCCTGCTCCTCATTCCATGGGTTGACAGTGGGAACACTGATCGCCCCGTTGTTGCGAATGTCAGCCCATGACCAGTTTGCGGCGCCGTCAACATGCAAATGGAAACTAATCTCTCCAGTCGGCAGTTCAGGATGGCAGGTTTCACGCAAAATGCGCTGAACGGCATCCGCAATCTGTCGCTTTTGTTGAACGCTAAACATTACTCCACCTCCCCGGCCTGGGGCATCGGGATGGCGTGGGCGGGGAGCCAGTGGCTGTGGTAAGGCTTTATGTGGCCCCTCCAGATCAGAGTCCAATTCGGGAATGGCGTGGCCGACAGTGGCATGAAGGCCCAACACCTCCCCTCCGCATCGCAATCCCCTCCCCCCGGCAGCCGCTCACTCACCGCCACCACCGCCGGGGCGGGCGCGGAGAACTGCGAGAGCCGGGTGGCGGCTCTTTGAGCCTGCAGGCTCTTAATGCTGCGCAGCCACGCCACCAACTCCCCCACCTTCCCCACCTCCCCCACCTCCCCAACCTCCCCCACCTCCGGCGCTGGTGGGGTGGTGGGGCGCATCGCCTCAATGGCCGCATCGGCAATCTCTACCACGCGCTCGCCGTTTTCTGCTACCAGCTCAAAATCATCCTCGCCCATTGTCCCGACGCCCCAGGCCTCCCATACGCGCAAGCAGTCGTACGCATTACCCAGTGCCTCGGTAACGGCTTCAATCACCGCGTTGCGCTGCTGCTCCCCCACCTCCGGCGCTGGCGGGGTGGCGGGGCGAGCAGCCAGCACCGCTCGAATGCCCCGAAGATAAATCTCATCAGCTGTCCCGCCCTCAGCGTTGCAGGCCTGGTAGAAAGTCTGCAGCAGCTCCAGAGTCTCCCCTTGGTGTTCAGGGTCGATGTAGTTGGCGGGCAGGGTCGGTGGGGCGGCGGGGCGCACTGAGGGGGATGTCATGGTTGGGGTATGGGGGATGTTGCGGCCTTCCGCAGTCGCCTAGCCTCTTTAGCGGCCAGCACGCGGCGGGATGCCAGGGCATAGAACCGTGCGCCTCGCCACCACAGCTGGCGCACCTCGGGGGTCCGGGGGCCGGTCATGTTGCGCAACTCTTCGGCGGCGCTGTCAACCAGCTCGCCGTGGCAGGGCTGGCAGTCGGCCACCTCAGCGACCCAGGCACGCAGCTGCAGGCAAGGGCTGCAGGTCCTGACCCCGCTGGGATCGCCGTCCCAGATGGCGAAGACGTACTCGTGAGAGTCGCCGGGAGCGATGGGGCCGCCGCACTCGCAGCAGGCGTGGCTCTTTCTGGCACGCTGGATCTTCGATCGGTAAACAGCAGGCTGCTCGCAGTCACAATCGCAGCTCATGGCCCCTCCGGCGCTGGCGGGGCGGCGCGTCGGTTCCAGCGGGCGAGGGCGGCGTAAACCAGGGCGGGCACATCCTCGGGCGCAACTCCTATCCGAAGGTCGCCTAGATCGCTGGTGTGTTGCTGCGTCAGCTCGTCAATCTCGGCTGGTGTTGGCCCCTCCCCCACCGCCTCCGGCTGGGCCAAAACAGCGGGCGGCACCAGCCACTCCAGGTTGCACTGCTCGCATCCGGCGATAAATGCTTCCAGCGATTCAGCCCAGACGTGACCGATCCCGCGTGATCCAACCTGCACAAGCTCGGGAGACCATTCGGGGGAATGAACCGTCCTGGCTATGTCTCGGCAAGTGTCGGGCTTGCCATGGTCCATGTCAACAATGCAGACGACTGCTGCAGTATGGGCCAGTTCCCAAAGCTGGCGATAATCGCGTGAGGTTGGGTAGTTGGCAGTTGGAACGATCATGGTGCCTCCGTGGTAGTGGTTGCTTCAGCTTCGCCAACTGGCCTGCCCCGCAGCCAGGCCACAACATCGGCCAGCACGGCCGGCGGGACTAGGCGGCTGCCGATCGGGTGCCAGCGGGTTCGCTCCCAGGCCTCCAGCGTGGGCATCCAGGCCGCGCACTGGTCCAACATCTTTCCGTTCTTGCCCCAGCGAATGAACTGCACCAGCCACTGCGCCTGGGGCGTGCCCGCAGCGGTGGGTCTTGCGGTGATCACCAGGCGGCCGGTGCCGGCGGTGCCGGTGTAGAGGGTGTGGGTTTTCATCGGTCGGCCTCCTCACGCAGCCACCGGATGGCGTCGTCAGTAGACGGCGCTTCCATGCCGGCGGAGCCCGGGTCGTTTTGGATACTGGTATCGCGCTCGTTCAACCACGCCGCCACCTCGCGGATCACGGCGCGGGCAGCCCCATCCCCGTAATGCCCAAGCACGTTCGTCACCCGCTCCACCAACCCTCCGTCAGTCGCGGCCGTCGGGGCGGCCTCGGGGGTGGGGATCGGGTGCTTTTCCAGCGCCTCCAGGCGCTCCAGAATGTGCAAAATCAACTGGGAGTAGGCGTCGCCATCAAGGGCGGCGGCCTGGCGCATCCAGGCCAGGGTTTTGGGGGGCAATGGCTTAATCATGCCTGCACCTCAGGTCGCGCCAGAACCGACTGCAGCCACTCGGTAGCGGCTTCATTTGTGTCGTACAAATGGGCGTGCGCCTCGGTGCCCCCCAGCATCAGCCCGGCGACCTCTGGGCCAGCCGTAGCCTCCAGCAGGCGGCCTACCTCTCCGGCCTGATGAATCAACCAGCCACCAAGGCAATGAGTGGTGTCACAGGTATGCCAGTTGCGCATCTCTAGCGCGCCATCAGCAAGCGCCGCGGCGGCGGCAGCCCTGAGTCGTTGGGGCGCGTCGGCTGCGATGGGGATGCCAACGGCCCCGCTGAGGTTGGCCCCGCTGAGGTCGGCCCAGCTGAGGTTGGCCCGTCTGAGGTCGGCCCCGCTGAGGTTGGCCCGTCTGAGGTCGGCCCCGCTGAGGTTGGCCCCGCTGAGGTTGGCCCCGCTGAGGTCGGCCCCGCTGAGGTTGGCCCCGCTGAGGTCGGCCCAGCTGAGGTTGGCTTCGCTGAGGTTGGCCCCGCTGAGGTTGGCCCGTCTGAGGTCGGCCCCGCTGAGGTTGGCCCGTCT